CCTTTTTTATCAGTCGTTTCCTTGTACAGGTTCTTAATACCGTACTTCTTGAGTTCATCATACTCTGACGAACTAGCATAATATTTACCACCATTCGATGTATAAATATATATCTTAGCAATCTTTGCGTTATCGGCCATAATACGGTCGATGACGCTTCTCTTTTGCTCATCTGTCATACGACTGAAGTACAATTCTTCATACTTACCTTTGCTATTAAGCACTCTGTATTTCTGATTGTTGTTGATTAGCTTAGCTAACTCAGCTTTATTGAGTTGTCCATAATATTCGTTAAGCTTTGCAGTGTCTGCAGTACCGAGCGTACCGATATCTTGATAGCGACCAGTTAATTCACCTTTCTGCAAGCCAAGTCCGAGTGCAATACGCTCAACTTCACTCACATCATAACTGTAAATTTTGACAGGTGAGAAACGGTTAATAAGCTCCATGATAAACGGGACTTTGTATTTAGTTTGTAATTCACCAGTGAATGGATCATAGCGTTTGGGTAACGCATATGCAATGCCAGGAATCGAACTAACTACAAGGTATTCTAGTCCACCAAGAATGCCACTGTGATAGTCTATCTCGTGATTATACGTTGTACTAACAAGGGCTTTAAGGAAGTTAGGTACAAAGGTGCCAAGCATATCAGAAGGTTTGTTGATAAACCAATCACCAATGTTGTCGCTGAATTCGAATTGATTGTACATATCACTAAAGATAGAATCATTGAACAGCGTGTCAACAACATTCGCAAAAGCTTCTTCAAACGAACCTTTCGCCGGATTCATCAACGCGACACCTACTAACAAAGAACTGCTGCCGAAGATTGAAGTGATGTCAACCATAAAGTTATCAGCGAGTTTGAGTTTGATCTTTTCATCTTCCTCGTCTACAACAGCTATACCAAGTCCACCGAGAATCATACCGAGTCCGATGAGGATACTTCCAATCACGCCTTTGCCGAGGTTACGTTCAGCGATGTATCTCGCGAACTTCGATGTAGGACCTTGTCCAAACGTTTGCCGTTGAGTGTCCATTTTATCGATAGTTTTCTCGAGGTTATGCAATTGCATTATGCCTTTCATAATACCGAACGGAGTATAGTTCATCATTTCCATGAACCAGTTCCAACTGCTTGCGGCGAACGGGAATATTTGTTTGTACAAGAACATTCCTTTATCACCAAAACGCTTACGAATAGCATGCTCAACATCGTGTACCCAGTTTGTCTTATGCATATACTCCCACGAAGCTTCAGCATAAGCATCGGCGAACATATTAACAACATCGGTAGTTAAGCCTCTAGACAAATCGACTTTAGTATTTATCTTGTTGCCATCACCGTCTGTGACAGTGTAACCAGTATCGACTGCCTGCTGTAAGATCCGGCCAAACAACGATATCGTACGCCTATTGATCCACCAGTTATCAGACAACATTTTGCCAAGCCAATCCGCCCCACGCTGTAACAATTTACTGTCGAATTGATAGGAACCAATGATGCGATATTCAATCGAAGTACGAATAGCTTCAACCAATCGGTTGTCAACAGTCATTGTTACACCATCACGTTTTTTACGCATTGCATCACGGTCAAATTTGTTGAAGCCATCTTCAATCAAGTTAAACAATCCGCTGTCGAGTATCTGTTTGTCAATAAAACGCTTAACGTCTTCGTTGACTTTGATCCCATGGAGTTCGTATTGGTCATCAATATCACGTCGATACTTTTTAGAAATTTGTGATAACTTATGACCGATTGTAGATGACAACTTATTGCCGGCTTCAACAATGAAGTTCGAGGTGATATTACGCACCCATGTTCCGGGACTACTCAGCATCGCCAAACGTTGGAAACGCCACATCTTCTCCAAGAAACTCTTTTTGTGTCCTTTGTACTTGGTCAATGCGTCGTTCAACAACTTATTACGAGCTTCAGTAATTTTCTTAACATTACCAGTTTTAACAGTCGCGTCAAGTTCTTTCAGTAAGTCTTCATCGAATTCGATATTGAACTTCGCTGCCAATGCTTGCATAACAACACTAGCTGTGTCAAACTCATGCAGCACTTGTCCCCACGCTTTCAGCTTTGTACCTGCAAGATGAGCATCGAGGTGCATCGTATCTCTGATAAATTTGCGTTGGTCATACGATAAATCAAACTCATCAGCATTACGATAGATGAATGCTAACACATACATTTTGTATGTTTCGTATTTCGTAATAAGCTGTTCGGTTAACTCAGTGCCAGGTAACAACGAAGACTTCATATAGAAATCAATGATATTTGACGCTGTTGCTGCATCCATTCCGTGAAGTCGTTCGGCATTTTGTGTAAGGAAGTTGCGATAACTCATTTTGAGATGAGCTTCGTTGACTTCGTCGAGATGTTGAACATGAGATCTGCTGAATTCTTCGAACGTCGTTTCAAGTATCGCCATCAACTCATCAGGCATCTCTACCGATGTGCCAATCGTAAATACTCTATCGTTTAAGAGCACAGGTTGGACAACTGTTTTAACACCATTCGCCTTTTCGACTTTCTTTGTCAGTCTTTGATTTTTACGTTGTAACCGCTTGATCGTATCGACAGCAAGTTGTGAAGTATACATGCCTGTACGAACGTCTTGATTGATACGTCTTACAAGGTTTTCAATTTCTTCGAGTTTAGCGATGTCGTCTGTATTAAGGTATTCGTCTTTAATGGTTACGTCATCATTGAAATACGTTTGATTTTCTTCGACTTGCATAAAGCGACGAGTATCGTGAGCAGACATATGTTTGCGCATACGTGCTACAATGTTTCGTATGTTTTGTTTTATACCTGCAGGACGACGCTTAGGTTTTGCTTTAACTTTATCAAGGACATTCATCGAAGCATAACGTTCTCTGACAGCTTTCGCGCTAGCCATTTGAGCAGTTTCCAATACAGAATACATCGCTCGGATTGTGTCATTATCTTTCGATTCAATCTGCGATCGAAGCGCATTTACAACTGCCGCGCTCGGATTCTTACCCATTTGACGAATCTTTTCGAGTGATACCTCTAGAATATCGTCAATCATTTTTTCGATAGGTACTTCATCGAACAGTGCTTCAAATGACTCTTCAGCGCGAGTATCTGCGATTCTATCAAACAAGGTTTGTCCATCTTCGCCGTGTTTGTCATATCCTCTTGTTTCATCGCCACTAGTTGTCTGAATGTTGCCAGCTTGAGACCATTCGTTGATTTCACTAAACTTAGCTATCGAAGCGACATATCCTGCACGTTCTATTGTGCCATCAAAATACCGTAGTAAACCGATTTTCGCGTTTTTATCTTTAATGGACAATGGTTTGCCTTTGTAAGTGTCGAATCTACCTCGAATAGCTTCATACATAGATTTGACATCTGGATTATGCTCAATGGCCTGACGAGCAAGTTCTAGTCCTTGCATACTCAAGGGTTTGTTGAGCAAATCATCCCAATGAAGATCTCTCATCACGGCGCGTAATGCGTAGAAAGTATCTAAACCAAAGTCCATTAAGTCATCTAGCTCTTGCTGTGACTTAATGCGATAGTTACCAAAGAAACATTCGGCCATCAAACGGAATGTGTAATCGTTAATGTCCTTTGTCTCACGCATGTATTCGATAGCTTTGGGTTTAGTCAATGTGCCATTAACAATCATCTGCCACACTTCAGGTTCAAGACGAGATTGATCAGCATTGACTACAAATTTAGCAGTGTCGGGGTGAATGTCTTTGCCAACGAAATATGTTAAGTTAGTATCAGCAGAATTTTTCTTAGTAACTCTGAAAACTTTGTAATACGTTGATTGACCTTTCTTATTTACATGCTCATGGATCTGTATACTCGTACTATCTTTCTCAGTGTCTGCACTAGTGCGACGAGCTGCCATATGCATTCTGTTCAACGACGCAGAACGATATCCTAACAAATATTCTGTATCGGCTTGTTTTGCAGCAATGTCTGTTAATAAGTCATATACTACATCGATACTTTCGTCATGATCATCTTCGAAGACCAATTCGTCGGAATTAGTATAAATATTTACGGTAAGGTAATCTGCCCACGCGCGTTGAATCAACATACGAATCGTCTCAATCTGAGCGCTCGACAGATTCTCCGGTAAAGTGAGTTCCAATAGGCCATCAGAGTAGATGATTTTTGCCGATTCGTATTTTATGAGTTTTTCGAGACTTTCAGATGCAAATAATTGAGGTTGATATATCGAATCGTGCATAAATTGTTTTATTACAGCGCGATCTCCAGTGAACCCAAATTCGCCGTTAGGTAATACCATACCAACTTGTTGATGATCGCCTTCGACAAAAACTTTATCGTATTGCTCATTGAAGTTATCGAGGAACGTAATATACCGTTGTCCATCATACATTTGCGTGTAATTGATTGACGAGTCAATTTCGTCACGCAGCATATGCTGACTGTTGTTACGTCTGAATTGGCGAAGATACTCATTGATCATCTCACGAGCCGAAGGAGGAACACCATCGTGCTCCTTAGTCCATTCGTTGAAACTGACGCTAGCTCTATTATTATACGCATCACCAAGAAGTAAATCACCATTCGCAGGATCCCAATGGTCAATGAAGTTAATAATAGCTTTGTACTGTGCGTAATTCAAGCGCATTAACATTCGTATAGTAAGATTGTTGTATTTACTAAACGCTGCTACTCGCTGTATTCGACCATTTCTAAAAATTCGTTGCGTGACATCGTTTGTAATTTGAATCGCTTCGTTCATTAGAACATGCGCGGTGAAATAATCGAAATCACGATTTCGTTTACTCCCAACGATTTGTTGAATGACTTCGGGATGAGTCAATTCATACGCATCAAAGAATCCGATTGAGCCATCTACAAGAATGAAACCTTTGTTTGGTCTGAGCGGATTAAACTCTTCTAATTCTTTTCTTGCAGTCTCGAATACTTTCTTCGCCTGTTCTGCAAACACAGAATCTTCACGAAGTTCTAGTTTTTGTGATACAGGTTGTTCAACTACATATACACCACCTGTAGGAAGTGTCAATGTTAACTTACCGCCATCGACTTTAACAACAACAGGAAAGTCATATGATAAGTCTTGCGCTATAAAACCTAACGCACTTGATTCGCCACTACGTGTGTACAAAAATTGGTCGATGCGTTTTAATGCTTGACTTGCGCCTTTTTCGTTAATTGAACCATCAGCTTCAATGATTTGTCCAGTTTGTCTGATAATATCATTGAACAAGTCAGGCATACCCGTGAGAAATTCTTTGAGTATTCTGCGGCGGTTGTCTTTACTAAGCCGTTTCGTAAAATTAGTAACTAAACCTCGATTCAAATGATTAAAATCTTGTACAGCATGCTGAAATTCATGAGTAACGATGTATCTCAGCAATTTGCCAGATACAACTTTGTTACCAAACATGCGAGGCACATAAATTACACCATCTTCGTATCCGCCGTCTCTGTCGTTTGTTACGCGTATTTTAACATTTCCAAGATCACTGTCTTTCAAATCATCACGAAGAAAGTCACGCATAGTTTTACGATCAATGTCTTTGGCGTCTTTAATTTTACTATACCAATTTGGATCTTTGTAAATATTTGTCGCCAATTCAATTGACACAAAATGCGGTATATTCAAATCATCATACTCGATACTCGTATCACCAGTTTGATCGACAATTTCACGCTTCAAAAATCTGTAAGCATAACTCGGGCTAACTTCAAGATCATCAGATTCCGTCTTTTTGAATACACTAGCTTTATATTTTTCATATAATTCAGGTTTCATCAACGACGGCTCATAGATAAGGTCTGTCAATGTGAAAATGTCTGTGTCTTCGTTCGTAAGTAAAGACAATTTTTCTTTAGCGTCAGCAATTCCTTTAGCGAATTGTATATCATCATAATTATATGGCGATTTAGAATCTTCTAAGGATTCACTGTGATATACTTCTTGTTCAAGCAAACTCACCTTTGCACTAGAATACGGATGAGTATCATAAACAGTGAATCGCTGACCATACGGTGCAGACGGATTATACTGCACCATATAACGAGTATATCCAGACCCGTACCATTCGTATACAATAGTATCAAATTCCGCCCGATCATCTTGCCATAATCTTTCGAGATCAAGCAGCGTCATTCTTTTTGATCTCAAAAACTCATTGAACAAATTGTTTTGCAACGAAGTTGAAGGCAAATAGATTATTCCATTATATTCACCATACAAACGGTTATTCAAATTTAGATCAATTGTTTTGATCGCATCAAGTCGCTTCAACTGAGCATTTTCGTCGACGCCTATCGTTGTCAACTTATCCCATAACTTTCGTTTATCATTATCAGGTATAGTTAATCCGTTAATCAATCCTGCGTAATCATTACCACTCTTAACTGCAATATCATATTTCAGTTTTGTTACATTCAAAGGCAAGCCATTTTGTATAACCGACTCTGCGTGAGCTATCGCTCGATCACGAGTGTAAATCGTTTTAATAGCCACCGGATCAGTTACGAGTCCTTGCTGTATGAAATATGCTCGAGGATTGTCTAAGCAGAACTTCGTAATTTGAGCGCTAACGACATCACGAACTTGCTTCAGTCTTGCCTTCGCTACAAGGTCGACCTTATCGTCACTACTGAACGACTCTATCGTAGAGTTAATAACATTCATCAGTGCAACAATGTCTTTGTCCATAACGCCAAGAATACGACTCATAAACAAATCGTTGTACAACAGCTCCGCAATCGCACCTTCCTGCGAAACTTCGGTGTTAAACAATTGAAAATAAATAGCTTGAACTTTCGGAATTGTACGTCTTAACAACGACGACTTACGGATCTTGTTTCTGAATTTGTACTCAACTGCAGCAAGCAATGCGTCCTTAGCATTCGCCTTTATCGCGTTGATAGGTACAATAATCAGGTCTCCTTCAGTTACAACCTTAGCACCATCTGCAGTTACAATGACAGTATAATCTCTGCCTACAAAGTCATAGAATTTCCTTAACTGATTACGGACGTCGGCTCCAAGCGTTTCTCCCAGCGCATTCCAATCGGTCTTAGCATCGATCGTAGTAGTCACAGACGTCGCGCCTGTTGCTACAATGGCTGCAGCTACAGAGTCAGGCGACCTAGCAATAGTTCTATTTTCTTCATCCTCAATCTTTTTGCTTTCAACCTTTTGTACCGGAGCTTTCTTGCTGTCAACGTCAGGCAAAAGACCAAGAAGCTCTAACGCAGCATCGTAATCGTATTTAACTTTTTCAAGAGCACTCTGTGCTTCATCTTCGTAAATTAAAGCTTCGCGACTAAGTTTAAGAATAAGCCGTTGTTTTTCAGCCGCAATACGACGTTTTTCTTCGGCCGTTAATTTATTAGCCTTAGCACGTTTTGCTGCAGCGTCGGCTTTTTGCTGTTTAAGACGTTCGATTTCTTCTTTCAAATCTTGCTCGGCTTTAACTTTTGCGAGTAACGCTTCGCGTTTTTCATCGTCTCGCAATTTTTGTTCGGCTGCTGCGACCGCATCGTCAGAGACCTTTCTCGATGTTTCGGTTGTTGCAGTCGGCCTTTGCTCAGTTGTTTTAGCTGTCGCAATTTCGGACTCTAATTTCTCACGTTCTGCGGCTCTCTTTTCAAGTTCTTTATTGAGTTTGTTGATCTTAATCGTTAGTTCTTGCTGAGTAGTTACAGCATCATTGCTTGCCTTTGCCGCAGCATCTGCCTCTTTCTTACGCTGCATTGTAATACGGCGTTTTTCTTTAGCTCTAGCTTTCTTCTCACTCTCACTGAGTGTAGGTTTCTCATATTTAATCGTGCTATCAGTGTCAGCGTTAAATGACAACGATTCGTATTTACCTTTGTCACCAGCGACGCGTTTGTATTTAGCTTCGTCAACAACAGTCTTTGTATCTTTCGATATAGGCTTAGGAGTATCTGCAGTTAAGTCTTCGACAAGCTTCTTTGCTTCTTCTGCAATTTTCCGATCCTTGTATTCAAGCTTCGCATCCTCAAGTCCTTTAGTAACATTCGCAATTTTGTCAATTACAAAGTTATGTGCTTGAGTTTCAGTCTTAGCAAAGCTATGATTCTCCGCATAGTCATTCAGAGTAACGAGCATATCGACCGCTTGCTGCATACGCTCAGGACCAATTTCGCCATACACTCTCATTAAGGCCTGAACCATATCAGAGATACTGCTCATACCGATAACAACCTGCTCGCTGCTGAGTTTGCCTTTTTGAAGCTTTGTTACAAACTCGTGGGTAAGTTGTATCATATCTCTGAGTTGATTGCTATACTGCCATCTTACTAATGCATTCACATCAACCGGTCCGTCATACGTGCCTTTGTGAATTTGATATCTGCTATCAATACCATTCACTGCGACAGACAAGCTAGACGCAATGCCCGACGAAATCGCACCAAGAACAAACGCGTTTCCAAATGTTTCTAAGTTCCATGTACTGTCGTTAATGAATTGTCGATCGCTAATCGCAAAGAACGAATCGATCATCGAACCACTAAATTGTTGCAGCGTCTCTTCAAGGCCTTCATGCACAGCGTCGGCAAAGATAGTTTGTAATGCACCTTTTGTGGTCGGTGTAGACACCTCAATCGCTTTCTTCGTGAAACTGTGCAATGTTTTTTCGCCAAAGAAAGCGCGATCCATCATAGTTGTGCGACCAAGAAACGCCTTCAATCCTTTCTGTACGCCGTATTCTGCAGCGGCTTTTAACGTCGAATTAAGAACAAGTTTCCAAGTTTCAGTCGTGGCAAAATTTGCATCAGCCATATACTGCTGCATATTCTCACCAGCCATGCTCGTGTAATACAATGCGTTAGAAACTTTAGCAATGGTCGATGCTGTCGTGCCAAGTACTTTACCTGCAGTACCACCCACTGCGCCGCCTATCGCACCTACGGCCTTACCTGCTAATCCACCAAGACCTGCTGTAGCAAGCATTTGGCCAAAGCTACCAGCGATGCCATCGATCATCTCGAAATAGGCGTTTGTATACGAGCCATCAACATTCCGATAAACTGCATCACGAAGTTCCCATTCTTCAATGCGATCCGTTAACCAATTAAGACCTTCAAGGTTTTCAGGGTCGACCATGAAAGCTTCTCGGAAACGTTGTTCACGCTCCTTCGCACTACCACCGCCAAACACATAAGTACCAATGCCTTCGAAAACGTCGATGATACTCTGCCATGCTCCGATACCTTGCTTAAAGAAAGATACAAAAGGCTGCGCTAAAAAAGTGCCGACCTTTTGCCAACCGCTCATGTTCTTTTTATTCTCAGCAGCTTTTTCTTGGTCGTACAAATATTGATAATATTCACCTTGTTGCTCAAGTAATATTTTATTGTACTCGTAATCAGTTAACTCTTGTTCTTCAAGAGCTTTCCATTTTGCTTCGTTTCGATTGTCTACAAAGATGTTGCCAGTCTTGTCTTTATAAAACTGAGAAAAGGAACGTCTCCTACGTGTTTCTTCGTCCTTCGCTTTAAGCTCGTTATCGGACATCACAGCTTCATTGTTTAACACGGCAAGACGGTAATCAATGTCAGCAGTAGGTAAAAAGAACTTGCTACTCTTAAGTATCTCCTGTTCTCTTCCTTCGTTAGCATTTAACAAACCAATGTACATGTCGAGGCCGCCGTTGTTCGACACATACTTCCAGTCGTCGTCATTAAATAGAGCAGATGTGCCCTTCAAGGTATCATGCATCTGCTCATACGGGTTAGCCCACTTTTGTTCTGCTCTCAATAATGCCATTAAATATTCTCCTTTCTGCTCTTCGCAGCCTTAAAATATTCTTCCTGATGGTTTTTAATATATAATAATAGGTTGAAATACATGGCCTAAATAAAATATATAGGCCATATAATATTATATATTAGAATTTGTCATTCGTTTACTCGCATTAAAATTCGATTGTACTGTAGACTGGGTATCGTTAGCAAATTTTCTTAAACTAATTAACAATTCGTTGTACGCAGCCGTGGCCTCTTTCGCCGCTTTCTTATTTTGCTCACGTTGATCTGCGGTGTTCATACTAGCCATTACAATACCTGCGATTTGGCCAATTAACGCACCAGCAGCAAAACCAGTTACATTGCCAACGCCAGGCACAATCGTACCAGCAGCAGTTCCAAATAAAGCGCCTGATCCAGCAGCAATTCCATAGTCCTTAAACCATTCACCTGTCATTTCGCCATTGCTCTTAGCGCTATCATACAACTCGACCATCTGGCTGTATATTGTACTCAAGTCGTAGCCGAGCGTCTTTTCCAAGGATTCCGTAATGTCTAGCTGATCTGTCAACTCGTTAAGCGATGCCATCGAGTCTTTCGCAATTTTTATAATTTCTTTACCTTTAGACTTCGCCTTTGACAATTTGGATTGCATCTCAGCTAAGTCATCTTCAAAGTCTTTGAACAACGCTTCACTCTCAGACTTAGTTAAGCCGCCCCAACGTTCCATGAACTGATACGTAAAGTCAGTACTGCTGAGACCGACTGCAGTCTTCAGCGAGCCAAGGTTTGTACCTGCTTTAGTAACATCGTACGCATTGACGTCAGTGGCCCAGTCATACAATTCTTGGTCGTTGTTTATCAACCAATCATTATAGCTCATACCAAATTCGTCACTGTTCAACAGCTGATCGAAATAGTCTTCGCCACGCACAGTCAAGTAACCCTCTTTATCAAACACTGACAGCCATTCGTTATTATCATCTCGTCGAGGATTGAACAATTCTTCCCTCGTTAACAAACGCATCTCTTCAGTGGGTTCACCATTTTCATCAAGAACGTTCGTTAAAAACTTTGACCACTTCGCATCATTAAATAGTTTCGTCGCGCCATCAATAGTATCTCTGTTTTCCCACAGATACGTTAAGTAATCGTAAGTCTTATTAAGATAATCACTATAATTACCCGCCTGTGTATCAAGCTCAGTGGTGATAGCATTTAGTGCCTGCTGCTGAGACTCTGTCACGGCTGTTGCAGACTCATAAGCATTAGACGCATACGTCAGATATGCTTCATCAAGCTGCTGCTGAGCACTCTTTTGAAGTGTACTCTTGCCACTGCCGATGATGTTTGAGCCTGCAATAGCAGCCTTATTACTTAAATACGAATCATACGCTTGAAGTACAGATTCATTATACGCATCAGTAATCGCTTGTTGTTGAGATGACGCCTGTTGATTCACCTCGTTGTACATGGATTGCCATGTACTTTGCCCTTCATTTTGACGATTGTTTTGAAGCATCCAATCTCGCAGCGCGCCTTTACTGATTACATTACCTTGATATGCCATTATCTCAACCTCTCTGTTACACGGTATTTTATTGCAATATTCGGAGTTTTGAACGGAGACGGATCGGTGTCAGTCGAATCATTTTGCAATGACAACTGAAATGCACTGACTTTCACAAAATTCACCCGTTCGATGCATGATTGTAATTGATCAATATCATATTCAACCGTATCAAATTGACGACTATTGTTGATGTTATTGTAAATCTTAAATGTCATCTTATAGCGTTGACGATCAAAATCATCGCATGCTACAATAGCTACTTGTCGTACATGTTTATAATTGTTCGGATATCCAAAATGCAACTTCTGAGTAGTGAACTTCCATGTAATTACGCTTGAGCTATCTGCGTCACGCATCGACATACTATCAAAATCGACAAGATATACTGCGTAATCATCACCTGTTTTGCAAAGGAAATACAATTCTTGGTTGATCTTAATTATTTGTTGTACAAGCGTCGGCATCGTCCACGACCACCATGTGGCGGAACGAAGATCGAATACGTACATCGACGAAAAGCCTTTCTTGTATACAAACAACCAATCTTTGTATTGATACAAGTTGACGGGACTTGTACCTGCCCAAGCGTAGTAATCACTCATCAATGGCTCAGTAAGGTATTTATAAATCTGTTCTGTAGATTGTACAAAGTCTTGGTATGTTAAAGCGTTGATACCTTTGAGTGTCGCAATATACATTGTCGCGCCATCATAACCACTCAATACATTTGCACCATTCTTACAACCTAACTGTAGCTTAGTAGGATACTTGCGATACAACCCGTCAGATTCGCTGTATATGATCTCATACACAGCGTCTTCTAAGAATACACCAGTCGAATATTGGTTAAATACGATAAGGTATGTAATGTCATCATCGAAATCGGTTTCAGAATCAGAAGGCACATACAACTTACCGTCTTCAGTTGCTGCAGAATGATACCAATACGGCCCGATAGCGAATTCGTAATTTGTTGAACTAATCACAAAATTCGGTCGTTTGTATTCAAATGACGTATCTTCAATGACATCGCGTAAGACATATTGACCTGAGTAGTTTGTCGTGTAAATATCTCCATTCGACAATTGATAGACATAATGATTTTCGAAGATTGCTAATGGAGTAACATTCGTCTTGTCCGCAGCATTTTTGCCAAAATAAGCATATGTGTTGTTAAATAAAACTACTTCACTAGTAAGTATTCGCAAATTACTATAAAATGCATATGCTGCCGACGCAGTTATACTGATCGTCGATTCACTACCGAACGATGGAGTAAGCAATATTGCACTTCGAGTGATGTCATACGACGTATAGTTGTATGTCAATTCAAGATATGAAGGATTTTCCTTAACAGGATTGGATAGACCTGTGATATTCGTAGCAGTTCTCAAGTATGTCGGGATAGTATTATTTGAGTTCGTCCGCTGTATTAGTACGTTTATTAAATTGTTTCGCATTGTGATTGCTTGCAAACGGCTTGCATTCACAATAATGTTTTGCGCGCTTCGAGCAGCATACAAATTACTTTCAGCTATATAGTTTGTTATCGGAGTAAAATCACCATCGAACATTACACGATAACCAACGCTATCGTTAATTCGCCAATAGAATACTTCGATTCTATCAGCAGATAAATCGATCGATAAAAACGTTCTGACCCCGGGACTAATGGCCGTCAGGTTGTCATCAACTACAACTTCGGTAATTGTAGATTGATTGAATAAAATTATTGCTCCTACGGAAGCCTTTGACATATCTGCGACGGTTGGTTCAACATATCCGCCATATCCATCTTGAATATTTGATTTATAGTACCATCGAGACTGTAACCGTATAGCATAACTATCGGCATTCGGTGCATGGCCACGATGATGCTCCGTAGAATAATTAACGCTAGTTATCCACTGAGTTGAAATCGTTTGCGCCGTACTTGGTCCACTGACTGTTAAACAGTTACAATTATAACTTGCTGCACTATCGTGTTGGCTATATGCCTCCCATGTCAACGATTCAATGTCACTCGACACGGTGACAGTGTTCAACGACAATCTAAACACGTATACAAGACTCCGACGAAGACCTGTCACGAAAATCGCTCTACCATCATCACTCAAACTCAGATCAGTAAAATTACGACCAGGACTGACTGTGCCAGAAGGTAATGAAGGTATATTTACCCAAGTGACTAGATCCGTTGAAAACTGCCATGTCGGTATTATTTGACCAGGCTCTAATTCAAGCTTACAAATTGCAAACCCATTTTCTGCGATTTGTAATTCAGTGCCTGGGATATTCGCGTTATTGATTTTTTGCCTAAACGTATTCTCAACACCGTTTGTATATGTAAATTGATCGTCAGTATAATCGTCGACATCATACATTAGTTGAACCGTTTTATTATTTAACTGATACAAAAATTCGTTCGCAGTACCTTTCGACACTAAATAATCTTCGGCAGCATATTGGCTGAAAATATTATTCGCAGCAGCTTCGTTCTTCACAGCGCCTGAATATTCAGCAACAACAGGAATGTTAATCAGATCGTCTGGCGACAACGATGTCATCGACGTGCCATCTACTTCAAATCCTAGTATACCAGTTTCTGTGAATACAATCCACTTATGATAACCGAATGGCATCACCGTGATTTCATCTGTAACAGTTAATTCTCCGATCTTTGTATATGACCCATCGGACGTCGGCGCAGCAGTATAATATACATACAACTTATACGTCTCTGCCGACTCCAACACGTGGTAAAAAGTGTAATCTCCATACGAATACACGTTAATAATTTCGCTGATGTTGACAGGCGTACCAGCAAACAACGCAAGCGGCGGTCTTGTCGACAACTGATTGTTTTGGTCAACATACATGTTTTCAGCTTCTACAAAAGAGTACTGGTCAACATCGATGTAATTCTTGTTACTGTTGATACCATGAAAATCTGCGATATTAAAATAATCTTCGTTCAGACTATTTATATTCACACTCTCAGGGTATCTATTGTAAGTACGACCCATTACCAATCGCCTCCAATATGAATCGTTTTGCCTGTTTTGTACGAGTTTTGATCGACACGCGACAGCAACATCTCGAATTCATTTCTGTAGATCGATGATTTCTGCTCATCATCAACCTTGAAACATTGACCTGCGATATACGAAGGTAAACATTCTACAACATCATCAGGAATTTTGAGTATAACATCATCGTCTGTTGTCGGATAAATCTTCTGGTAATACGCGTTATACGGAATCATGTAATCTCCATCATCGAAGAATACAATTGCATCTCCAGTGAATGTATCAAAGTCCTCGTCTGTCGCCACTTGCATTATGCCTTTAATTACAACATAGGCTACATCACCGTTAAACGAAATAAAGTCATTAGGCATATGTACAGGCATGTTAGGTTTGCAATCACCGTCGTCATTCCATCGCACCTTAAACTGCGCATACGTACGATTAGCCTTAACCGCAGCAGCTATCTGAGTTAAGGCTTCATTAGCGTAGAACGGAAATTTATCCATCCAACCAATTTTAATTATCTGATCTGCGCTCATATCGATTTTAGCGAGTGCAGCTTCTTTCACATAGCCCCAGGTATACATATATGCCTCCTATTCATTTACTTCGTGGACATTTTTAATATATAATAGGTCATCCAAATTACATCTTTAATATAAATATATGGCCTTGATAAATGGACCTAATATTATATATTAAAATTGGTCATAGCTGTACGAGTTGCACGTACAATACTCTGCTATGATGAAGAAGACCGGCCAGCACTTGCCGACCGGCCTCCTTTTACTCACCGTTAGGAGTGGGTGGATAACTATGGTTACTCCGTAGTTGTCGTCACCGTACCGACCACGCTGACCGGAGTTACGAGCGTCTCCGAAGGAGTGATTTCAGTGAACTTCGAGCTGTGATTCCAATCGCCCGCAGTCGAAGAAACATTTCCGATGTAAACGTACGCAATACCGCGCCACGTTGCGCAGTTGATATCGAAACGCTGACGGCCGTCGTAGACGATGCCTTTCGGGCGTTTCTGCTCGATGACGTCAAGCGTAAGAGCAATACGTTCAGTAAGCTCAAGGCCATGGTTTTCACTCATGTAGCTCTTATCTACAATGAAGAAACCAACACCGTTGGCGCCCTGAGGAATGTCGAGCAGATACGGCGTCGTCTCCACCGTCGCACGCTTATACGCAGGGTTGAGACCTTGTTTCTGGCCCATCATGTTGAGCATGTCCATACCAATCGCCGTTTCAAGCGCGGCTTTCAGATGAGCATCGTTCGGAGCGACAATTGTCTTGGCGCCAATAACGCCGGCACGTTTGCCATTATCATCACGATAGTTTTCCATCATCGTAATGACCTGGTTAATCACGTCAGCAAGCTTAGCAATTTTGCCAGGATCGTTACTGTCAAGATCGATCGCGCAATGGAACAAATTGGACTGTTTAATCACGTCGTCCGCGGTCATATTGTCACGCTTGACGGTCGTATGTTCTTTGTAGAACAGCGGATTTTTTACGCCGTCAATCGCGCCATCAACCGTATCGGCCGACGTGAGTTTCAGTTTACTCGCACCACCATTAGCGGCACCGCCCCAGGTGGTCTCGACGCCGAAACCGGAAGAAATAGCGGCCATGGCGTATTCTACAATGTCACCGTGCCACCGTTTGATAAACGCCGTAGCATCATCTTTAGCGCGACCCATCTGACGATCTTCGAGGGTCTGCTGCGTAATGATGAAGGAGCCCTGGAACGTACGAGTTCTATACGTCGCCGAAAAACCTTCAGCGGTATTGAAGATCGGTCCAATGCTGTAATCACCCGTCTCAGCAAACGCGTGATCGAAGCCAATGCTCGACGTATACGTTTCCTGGAACGTTCCGATACTATTGCGCGAGAACAGGAGGTCAATCGGATTCTGACGTTCCCAAGCTTCTTGCTGATTACGAATCATTTCGTTCAGCGGCTCACGCAGAATGTTATAATCAGTTCTAAGCTTCAGAGCCTCATCGATGTTTATAATAACACCCATTGTTGTCTACCTCCTTACGCCGTCTCACCGTTCGCCGTGTTGATAATCACGTCGTCCGGATTGACAATCTTAAACAAAGCTACTTTCTTCACTGGGCCATTAGCGCCTACCGTCGCCTGCGTGCCATTAACAATCGGATTGTAACGATAATCACGATTCTCAACAGGCACATGCCCGTACTCCATCGTCTGGTCACTCTGAGCTACAATGTAGTCAGCCGAGGCCAGCGAAAGAACCCGTGTAATATACGCCGGGGTCGTACCACTCGCCGCCGTGTACGATACAAGGTCGCCGACCATAACTACCGTCGTGGCGTTCGGAGTCGCTTTCCGAGTCGTCACGCCAGCCCAAGGATCGGTCTGGACCGTCGCCTTAACACCGACGTCAAGTTCAACTTCGCGCTGCAGATATGCAGTTTTGAAACTTGCCATTTTGTTGTCCTCCAAAAATTATTTTTCTACACGTTTTTTGTCCAACTCTTCGTCCGTCATACGCGGATTGAAGAACTTCCACACCTGTCGTTCGTCGGCGGTGAGTGGACGTTTACCATCATCAACAGGTGGTGCAGAACCAGGCATCGGTTGCAAATGAGTAGTGGTACCGCGACTGCTCTGTGCTCTGGCCTTCATGATAAGCTCCTCGCCATGAAGCTCGAGGTATGCTTTCTTCAATGAACCAGTAGTTTTCCAACGTTCAACAACGTCTTGCGGTACCTGGTCGAGCGATTTAATCTCGCCACCAGTCAGTTTGCTAACTTCTTCCAGTTCTTTCTTTGCGAACTCCTGAGCGCGCTGTTCTTTGAACGCTTGGAGCTCTTTCATACGAGGATCTTCGTTGAGTCGCTTTTGTACAAGCTCTTCTACAATTGGAGATACCTCATCAGGGTCAAGCCCTTTATCAGTAAACATCTTCTGCTCACGTTTCTTTTGTAGATCATCGTACGACTCATAGCCAAGTGCCTTCGCGATGTTATCTCTCTCCTCGGCACGAGCTTTGTCAGTCGACTCTCTCAAACGTTTTGCAAAAGCTTTAGCTCCCTCTTTGCCTTCGAATCCATCATTGGCCGGTGGGTTATCCGAATGAGCTGTATCACCTGCCGGCGGCGTTTCCGGCTCAGATTCATCCTTGAACAGCTCATCAAGTTCATCAAGGCTGAATTCTTTTACGCCATTTTCATCTGCCATATTGGCCTCACTTTTTCAGCGTTTTTGTACGAGGTTCGGTCGCCACCCGTTTTGCAGTACTATTATTATTCTATCCACCTTTTGGGTACAATGTTACACTAGCTCAATGACATTTGTTTTCTGAACCACTTCTGGCTTAGTATCAACAACGATAGCCTTGTCCTTGTAAGGCACCTCTTTGGGAAGCACATTTTTCCATTCTTCAAGTTTCTCACACACTTCTTCAGCAACGGCCAACTTGATTTGTCCGCCTTTAAGACCTGACATCGAACCAAAAAAGAAACTCATTATTAGCAAACCTATATTTAATAATAACTTCAACGCTGCTGATTCCCAACCATCTGCGATGAAGCTGTACGTCAATGTGCCTGCCAACGTTGCACCTAATGCACTGCTGACGATCTTCTTCAAAAATTGGATTTTGTGAAACGATTCTGAACCTTTGACTTTGATTTTCATGCTATCAGATTTACCTACCGACAATACATATAGCATATCCTTTGGCGTACGCAAACCTGTTTTCGGATACATTCGATGCTTAACGCGGAAGACCAGCCACTTATGTGACTGACCTTTGTATGGCTCGTTTACAATTTCTTCAATACTCCGACCTGTAATGTCTTTGATATCCTCAAGCCATGCATCCCTAACATCATTATTGTAATTGCGAATTGTCTTTTGCAACTCTTTATGAGTCCATCCTTTACGTGCAAAATAATAACGCCGATGAATCGAATATTGCTCATTTACAATATCTGCATTGAGAACATCATTATACTTTCCTTTGTACACTGTATCCCATACAATGACGTTTAATACTAATGCAACTAATGCAATACTTGTGATGTTACGTACACTTGGATTTATCGAAAACGAATCAACAAACGACAAATACGCCATTACTATAGCAGCCGCACCAAATATGATGTATGAACCCCATTTGATGATGCTGTTCATAATGTATTGCGCATTAAGTCGTCCTAGCTTGTCACTCATGTCGTCTCTCCTTCGTCTATCTCGACTTCATCTTTGCCAACACTGATATAGGTAAATGCCTTAAACATAGTTCCTACAACTACAAAGATGAGTATCAGCGTCGCAGCTCCTCTGAACGCAATTAACCCCTCCGCTAATGCGGTCAAGAAAAACCATATGAGTATTGCGAATAATATAACTACAATAGCGTCATATAAATAACAATACAACTTATACTTTTTCCATTTAATCTCGGCGTACTCAGCGTTACCCACGCCAAGCGAATAATCATGCTCTATAGAATGTATTTCATCTTTCCATTTCTTCACGATGCCATGCAATACGAATCTCCGCAATACAAGGACGGTAATGAGAATACTGCCTAGCGAAGCAAAACTCCATTTGAATACGCTCGACGTTGATTGAAATAATTCTATCGCAGTTATAATGATTGGCGCTAATGCAACAAAAGCAAGATATATAATATCTTGCCATAAAGGTTGCTTTAATTCTGGAATTTTCGTCTTACTCATACTGTCACCTCAGCCGCTTTAACTTTATTCACAAGGTCATTGATTTCCTGCCTCGTCTCTTCAGGCAACTTTTCACAATGACTAAACTGAGCAAGTACACTAAGCACAAGAGTCAAAAGATGATCTACTTCGTCAAGACGTTCAGTCACCTGCTCTTTAATCGCCATAAAGCCATCTTTAATCGGTTTCTCAATCTTGTTGGAGATATCGATTTTCATTTTGCTGGGAAGCACAGCGGTCTTAAAGGCTTCCTCAACCTGATTTTTGTTTAGCGAAATTTCTTTGCGATTCTTGCGCGCTTGCAAAATTACGTAAATTGCAAGAAACAAAATACTTCCGAGACTGATACCGCTGAACGATATCGAAAGTATGTCCATCGCGTTGTTCATGATGCTGTCCATCATAGTTAAATATCCTCCTCGTCGTTTTTGACTTTAAGTTCTACTTCAATTGCATGAATTTGTTGAGATAATTCCTTGTACTCAGTCAATGCATTCGATATTGTCGGAATATACGTCTTCATTTCTCTAACAAATTCGATAACTTCATTGAGTTCGCTTTTAACAAAGTCAAACTCTTCTTCTAACTTATTTAACCGAGCTACTACGTCGGCGTATTGCGAAAAATTCATTCCTTCACCGCCTTGTTGTATTCATCCGATTTAGGCTCTTTATAGCCTCCAAGTTTTGCCGCTGCCTTCATACAAGAGGCTAAATGGTTGCCTTCGTCTTCGGTAATATAAGTAATCATACGACAAACAATATCGGCGCACTTCTGCACGTCCCCATCTTTATCAACAGCCATTGCTTTAATTCGATCAGCAGCGTATTGATAATCTTTGAGTACATCCATTTCAGACATTGCTATTGCGTTTACAATAGTGTTCATCGCTGCGTATGGACATCCGCCATTCAACGCCATGCATATTGCATCGTCAGTAACGTATCTAATCTCGCTCATGTTAATTCTCCTTATTTACAATTTGCCATGCCTGTGCATATTCTTCAGGCGAATACGACGTGTTGGATAAACACTTATACATCTTGCCATCGGTGTACACCATATATTCTCCAGCCAAGTACATGTCCGTCGTGCCATACAAAGGCCGCACCCACGGACGTGCTGTTGCTTCCGTTGTGCCATGTAGAGGCTTCCAGAAGTTCGCCCACGTCTGAGGGTTTTCAGGTGTAATATCAGGATATATCGCATTATCATGATCGGTGGTACATTCATACGTTTGAGCATAATAATTACGAATATCACCTTTTACATACTTTCCAGGCTGCCACTTGAGGAATACACCAGATGCTTCAAGCTTCGCCGTTACACTCATAGTACTCGTATCGAGCGGCAATGACTGCAGCAATGCGATTGCTGAGCTAATGGCCGTCGGTATATACTTTCGAGCTTCGATTTCTTTGAGCTGTTCATCCGTGTAAGGAATGTACACAAAGATCGACTCATACTCATCCCATGCATCAACAGCAGCTTGATACTCCACAGGTAGAATTTTGATTACACTCTTTCCGCCATTAGGGTACGTCTTCTCGACCTTGTACCATTCTCCGTTGATGTTATCAACATTGAACCCTGCTTCAATGAGTGCCGATGCGGCTTCATCTGCCGTCTGAGCAGGCACTTCAGAAACAGCTTCATGATGCTCTTTGAACAACTGGTCTTGTTTGAGATAACCTTGATTCTCGTCATACTCGAACAATTCTTCAGTTTTGTCTTGATTAAATATTCTCAAGATAATCTCCTCCACACATTTATTGTTAACGTTGATGGCATTGAACTTGCGTCCTTGGTTGTGCCTTCACTGCCTTTCAACGTCGAACTAACTTCGGTCATCGACGATGCAGATGTGTCTAATGCAACGTTCGTTTTAATACTCACCGAGCCCCATTCACTGACAGTGCCCCATTGCTGAGATTGATAATTATATACGCCTGCGATAGGTGATGCTGTTGCAGATCCATCAGTAGTCCATCCGTCGCCAGCAGCAACGCCGTAAAAGAATGGCATTGCAAATTGCACATTGTGATGATGAACATCAGACCCAGTAGTTGTACCGACAGGATACGTACTATCAGATGCCCTCAGGTGATATCCTTCAACTTTTTCCCACGTACCACTGAACAGCGCAGCAGGCTCAGTATTATTATTTGAGAAATAATAACTCCCGATTGGATGCTCAATCTCATTCATCGCATTTTTCTTTACAATCGAGTTATTGATTTCTGCATTAACAACGGTCGAAGTATTATTGTTATAATATGCGATACCGTAAAAAGTATCACGTAATGCCTCACCTCTAAAACCAATCGCATATCCATTAGTGAACGGCGCCGCAGGTACAATGAATTGCAATCCTAAATAATTCGTGCTTCCATATACAAACTTTACGCCATTGATTTCGACATCATTCAGCATCGGCGAACTCAATCGAATTTCACCATCTCGAACCGAGCCATCTTCGCCAGGATAGTACTGATAAGCAGTAACATGCACGCAAGACGGACCAAACACGCCATTCTGCCTATAGAAAATAAACTCTGCATCAACAACCTTATCCAGATCCGGGTTATCAAGGTTAATAAGCGGCAGCACCCAGCTCATATAAGCATCGCTAACGATGTTTATTTCATCGTTATACCAACTCACGCCTTGCTCACCTTGATCACCTTGATCACCTTGATCGCCACGATCACCTTGATCACCTTGATCGCCACGAAGAGTACCAATATACCCAGTATCATTTGTACTAAACAAATACACCGAAGTTGCTCCGGTGTTCTGAATTTGAGTAATTTTATAAAGGTTGCCCCTGCGGAGATCATGCTCCTCATCGTCTGGACCAGCATACAAAATTACCATATCCGTGGATATTTCTCTGACATCTTTAATCAATGTCGTAGCATTTACGCCAGGATACTGAGTATTATACGACCATTGATACTGATAACCAGTCGATGTGCTCTGGATAACAGGTAATACATTAAATATGAATTGAATAGCACCAAGCTTTTGCTTAGACGTTACTGTGCCATCAGTCGCTACCATGAAGTCATTAGTATTGAATTTAGCAATTCCAGGCGCTTCGGTAGTTGCGATGGGTATTTGCATCGCAGCGTTACCTGCTGTAATTTTACTAACTTGATTTGCCATTTATGTTCTCCTTATGACAAACGACGCCATGCATAAACGCCGTAGACTCTTTTTTAATTTCCTCATTCAGCAATAGTTCGACATGTTCCCCTCCCTTAAAGGATTTTTGTCTCTTTCTTTGTGAAAGAATTGAAATAACTCATGTCAAAACTTACCCAGCCGTTCGCAAGAATAAATCCAGCGTTGCTCGAATTTATATAATAGCCCGTTATTTGTGTATATGAATCGTTGTCAAATGCGTCAACCGTATACAGCCCATTAACGGGATAAAACATTGACGCACTATTATATCCGCTGTCTCTAATCCATGCCAAAACCTGCGACGCACTGTTCAAAGTCAATTGCGTTTTGCTGTGAATTGTTATATTCATGGCTACTTTGTACGTCGTGGAGCCGGACGCTCTGCTACCCTGCAAAACATAGTCATAACGGTACAAAGCATATGTGTCTTTTAACGTATAGCCCGATGCTGATACCGTTGCTATTACATTGTTTTCGCTCCCTGTCACTTGCGTAACTATGCCGTAATATCCGTTTGCCGCATTCAAAATATAATCCCCGGCAATCGGAGACTCCTTTCCGCCTAACTCTGAAAGCGGAATCTGTGCTGTAGCCTCAGCTGTTATGGGTACTGCGTCTTCAAGCGATATAAGCCACTGACTGCCGCGTACTCCATTCGCACCGTCCTCGCCTTTCGGTCCTCGAGGACCTTCTGGCCCAGGAGGGCCTTGAGGACCTCGTTCTCCTTGCGGTCCCTGAGGACCTTCACCCGCAACGAGCTGCCAGTGATTATCAGCCCGGCTCGGTGTGATGCCAATGGTGCCATCGGTAGTACACACAAAAGACTCGTCGTCGTATGACACACTATCAAGTCGATTATACGTCTCAGTCGGCGAATATTCTCCTCGGGGATTGATGTCAGCATATTCAGTCGGACCTTGAGGGCCAGGAGGACCTTCTGGACCCTCTGGACCCTGAGGGCCTTGAGAGCCGACTAGCGAACCGATATTCGTACTCGTATCGATAAGCACTGTCATCATCGATACGCCACTAACAGGCTCTAGACCTATGACACTCTGCACCTTATAAATATAACCGTTCGCGCTCGTTACCGATGTCTCACTCTGAGTAATAAGTACATAATCATCAATACTAATATTTACTCCACCGTCAAGATGAGCTTTATAGATATTCGCACTCTGCTGTGTCGACAATGAGGCAGGAAAAATATTGCCCGTCGATGGATACAACGTTACTTTACCATCTTCATCTACAAGGAACTTGTTTTTATCATAATATGACAAACCCGGAGACGTATAATTCGCCACCGGTAAATGAATTGCACCGCCATCAGTGACAATCAATTTTTCCTTAACGTCACTCATTTATTACCTCCCGGTAAATACTTTGATATCCGCACTAGATACCCAACTGTTATATAATTGATAATTGCAAAGTGGTTGTGTCGGACAAATTCCTTCAAGTTGCTCCGGATGTGTTTTAGCAATCTCGTCATACAATTGTTGTACATACACTGGAACATTCACATCGCCGTAGATACTCTGCCATAACCCCGTAAGCAAATCAATCGTTTTCGTGCCTCCCACAATCGCTACTTCATACTTGTATATCGACTCAATCCAATCACGTGTATCGAAATTGAGGAACACCTTACTGAATGAGAAATCGTATTCGACATACTCAGCGCCATCCCAATATTCATACGTGATTGTGCCATCGGCGTTTGTCGTATAATATACTGCCTCGTTTGCACTCGTCGGATTGCTCGACGGTTTAGGTACTACAACGTCACTTACAAACGCTGGATAACTGCTAAGGTCAAGCCACCACGTTTTACGATAACGCTCAGCCATACGAAACGTGGTCGATACTACAGTCAACGCGATGTAAGGATTCTCAATGTCAGCCCTCAATACATATGGAGCACCATCATCATACTCAACTGTACAATTAAGTGTAAATGTTTCACCTCTTACAATATTTATCTTTTCTCCAAGAAGTCTCATTTACACCTCCGCTTGCCCGCTACTTAGCGTCGCAGACGATCCACCTTGCACTGGTGTCACAACATCTCGTGTTGCCGCTTGATTACGCATATTATTGCGAGTCACGTTTGCTGCGTGCGTCGCACCATTGCCAGCAGGACCGCTGTTGCTCGACTGACCGCGACCATCCTGCAAGGCCGTCAGTGCTGCCTGCAATACATCAGGATTCTGCATCAGCGCCTGCTCAATCTCGTACGGTAAATGCTGTTCGTTGTCCTTAATACCAGCAAGCACTAACTTAGCTAACGGGTATTGCTCCTGAGACATCATGTTCCAATACAACTTAAGCGTTCTCGGATCCTGAGGATTACCAAAGGCACCCTGTATAAATTTATCAGTCATCTCCTGCCACATAGCAACTCTGTTAGTAGCTAACGTTGCAGCACTATCTGTACCAAACTTGAAGTCATCGCGATAGTAAATGCGCCCGTCCTTTGTTTTATCAAGGAACATGTATTTATTCCACTGTTCCTCTGTAGTCTCACCATCAGGCAACACTTTTGCAAAGGTCACTGGCTCGTCACTGAAAGCTAACAAATACTTAAGAACTAACTCATACACACCCGCGAAGGCTGCTGCTTTCATCACTCTCAGCGACTCGATACGACCAGCAGTCTGTATCGCAGCTATTTCTTTAGCCTTACCACTCGTGGCAGTGCTATCAGTTTGACCTTGATATGACTGAGTCACACCACTCGTAGCACGTGCGCTCTCGTATACAAGGTTGGCAGCCAATATATCCTGAGATGTATCTGCAGCCACCTGCTTCGTCTGGAACATCTGAGCTTCTTCAGGTGTACGCACATCGATGACCTTAAACGTCTCATCCATGTCGTTGAGTTTCCGACGTTCAGGTTTAGTCACGATCGCACCGGATTTAAGCGTCTTGTCCTCCATCTTAGTGAGGTACTTATTGACGCTGTCCTGAAGGTTCATTAAGAGATACACTTCACTAACGCCGTACAAGGACTCGATACTGCTGACTGCCGGACGAGGTACAAACGGCAACATTCGTATTTTGTAGAAAGGTATCATTGTGCCGGCTGTCAAAAACACCTTCGCAGCTTGAACATCTCGCTGTGCAGGATCGTCAGTTTCACCGACTTTGTAAGGGTTATACACCACATACAAATCTTCTTCAAGCATCTCCTGTTCAGCTACTTTATACTTGAAACTCTTACTACCACAAAGGTCGCACGTCTCACCTTCAGGCTGTACGTTCCCGCACTTAGTACACGTACGAAGCTTACGTATCTGCCAATCGTGCTCGTTACAAATGACCTGTCTACTGTGATACGCCCACGAGAATTTACCGACGATTCTATGTTCGTTAAGGTAATAACAATTGATTACGGTGATCGTGCTCATGTCGGTTTGATCACCGTTCGGATTAGCAAGCTGGCTCTGATCGCTTGCCACAGGAGTAATAATTCTCCCATATAAGTCGTATATCCGACTCAACGACACCTGCTGCAACTCGAAAATATATTCCAACTTCCGCCAATCTGTCACGCCAGGCTGCGGTACAATCTGGTCAGCCAGACACACATCGACCTTCACCTGACCACTGGTCTCAGGGTTAGTCTCAAGGCTATCCCACCATACCTTGTACCACGAAGTGCCATCAACGTACGTGGCACGTTCACTGCGATCGTTCAAATATTTACTGAATATGTTATCAATGTTATATTTGAGAAAATCCTCAGTGACTTCTACAAGGGGAACATCCGACTTGTACTTAGGAGTCATCTGAGGTTTAGGAATGTTATTATCGACTTTGCTTTCTACAAACTCGTACACTAACTTACGGAGCTGCTTGCTCTTGCGTTTACTCTCCGTGCCGTCCTGCTTAAGCGCATTCAGGGTACCATAATACGCCTGTCTCCACATACGAATGTTCTCGTCATTAGACAGGTGATTGCTCTCCTTGGCAGCAAGCGCCATGCTGTACAAGGACACAAACTTAGTGACCAGCTCCTCCTCTTCCGGAGTGTTCACATATGCAGGCTGTGTCACAGCCCATTGTAAATACAAATCAATTCTATCCATGATGGCCACCTATTATTATCCTATACAAAAGTTTTGTAAATGTTACACTGGCAACTCATCTAAGTCCTCCCATTCCTCAGGAGCCCCATACAAGGCAATGTATTGCCGCTGGCCGCTCTCGTCGAGATTCTCAAAGTCCTCCCACATATCCTTGTGCCAGTGAGTATAACGTATGGCACGCCTCGGAGGTTTAGGTATATCACCAATGATAAGCTTAATGATACGACTGAGGCCTTGTGTCTGTGCATCCACCATGTCATCCCTGTTGCCATAGGGGAACGACGTATGTTGCTTCACAAATTTCTCTATACCTCCGAGGCTCGCATTCTTACCGTCAAGCTGTATCTCTTTCTCTTCAGCTGCGTCTAAGTCACAAGGTAAATGAGCATGCCTTGCTGCTACAAAGTTGCTTGTGGCTTGGCCTCGCGCATACTTACCGCCCAGGGGCTGCACTGGTACAATAGGGGCAATGTCGTCCTCGTGCCGTAGCACGTCGATAATGGCAGAACCGTTGGCCTTGTCCTCTATGACCAGCTCATCGATGTCAGGGTACTCCTTACATATCTCATGCAACTTAGCCATTGTCTCTGTGAAGCCCATACGCATGTTAACAAGTTTCCATAAGTAAGCATCTGCACCCTTGAGGCCCCACAACTCTATAGCTACAAAGTCACTCGTCTCCGTGTTCTTGAAGGTAGCATCGACCGAGAGCTGCATGTACTCCATGCTCTCACGCATCTGCTTAGTACGCTCGAAATACTGCCAACTCGACGGGTCGTATAAGTTACCGTTCGCTGCGCTAGGTCTGCCCTGGTACAACGCGTTCCACGTACGCTCACCGTCGGCTCTGATGATGAGGTCCTTACGTGTGCGTAACCAGTTATTATCGACCCGTATCTTCTGTGGCACCTTCTCTATGTCATCACCCAGGTGCTCACCTATGAGCGCATCACCGAGCTTGCGCCCTAGCGGACAAAGACCGGCTGCTGCAGCCACCTCGTCATACTCTGCAGGCAGGTTAATTATCTTATAGATCCACTCAGACCAGTTATCCTCAATCCATCCTACAACGTCACCCTCAACCCATCGGGTCTGTATTACAATGAGCTTTCCTCCCGGGTGGATACGGGACTGGACTGACGGACCCATCTCAGCGTGTATCGTACTAATAACCGTCTCACTATCTGCCTGCTCCTTGTTCTTGATCGGGTCATCGATTATGAACAACTCGCACCCGTGACCAGTGATGCCGCCCTTGAGACCAGCCGCCCTACAACGTCCGCCCTTGAGGGTCTCCCACTGAGCTACACCCTGGACTGCCGGGTTAGGCGCTGCATCCGGACCCCATATATCTACCGCGAACCGCTGGTACTTGTCTCTGTTGCGTCTGTTAAAGCTCTCAGCGAACGAGCCCTCGTAACCGGCAATAATCACGCCATCTCTCGGATGATTACCGATGAACCACGAGGGCAAGGTCTCCGTCACCGTGTAGCTCTTGCCGTGCTGCGGAGGCACGCTCAACAACAGGATGTCCATGTCCCTCGTGCTCGGTGTTTCTATGAAGGTCTGTATCTCGTTACACAGGTAGCGGTGGAAGTGGCTCATGTAAAACCCTTCGTTCACATACTCACAATAGGCTGCGTAGTCCCGCCGGAGGCGCCTTCTGAGCAACTCGCCCTCAAGCGTGTAAGGTATCATATCTGTCTCTCCTCATAAGAATAGACCGAGGACATTACATCCTCGGCCTTGTTGTCTCACTTACCGCACCGTCTCGTGGTACTCTTAACCGTCGTGCCCGTACCATCAGCCTGGCTGTGCACTATCTTAACGCTGCCCATAACTTATCACCTCCTTACGAAATAGTGTATGTGTCATTAGACGCCGTATATGTAACTGTTTTCTCTTCAGAGCCGACCGTGATGGTCAGTGTCATATCTACCGAGCTCGCTCGAACATAGAAATAATACAACTTTATCGGAGTACCATCGGTATCAGTAGCCGAATAATACGCCGTCGGCATCGGGCGACATTCACCGGTAGTCTTATAAGAGGCACCACCGGCACGAGTCACGGATGTCGTCGGTGTCTCGCTGTTAGGCGTGCGCACCTTAATTAAGCGATAGCTCTTCAACTTAGATCGATCATCGGTACAAGTATTACCGCGTGTACAATTCGCCGTCAACGCCTCATAAAAGCTATCATATTGTTCACTCGTGAATGTACCACTCGGCGTAAAACTAAGGATGTTAAACTCTTGTAAGCAAGTGTTGTCATTTCCAGGATACAAAGTATACGATGAGATATACGTCGTACGATAACTTATAGCCGAATACGAGCAACTACCACTTGTAGTATTAAGACTACTCGCAAATAATCCTTCGTCGCTGCTGTTTCCACTAGGATAAATATTCTTAGCCGTAACTGTCTCACAAGGATCGCCGGTCCACGATCCAGCACCAGCATTCGCCCAGAACGAAGAGCCACCACCGTTAGTCGTCCATGCGCCGAGACAATCCATCAGGTTATCACTCACGAAGCTGTCACTCACAAACTCTACCATCTGAGGAGTCACATCCTCGACTGTCACCGCACAGGTATCTGTCTTATTACCATCGGCTGTAGTACAAGTGACCGTGCACGCACCAGCACTCACTGCCGTGACAGTACAACTCAGTCCGTTCGGCGTTAACGTTACGCGTCCGGACGGTGAGGCGCTCCACGTCACGCTCTTATTAGTCGCATTAGCAGGAGCTATCGTCGCGGTCAGTGTCGCACTCGTCTGTGTTGCACCTGTGCCAGTCTCCAGCGTCGTTGTCGCAGGAGTGACAGTGACGCCTGTTACAGGCACTGTAGGATCTTTGACGTTAACTGTTGCCGTAGCAGTCCGAGGTGCGCCTGGCGACGTAGTAACGGTGATTGACCCTGTACCTGTCGAAGTGGTCGACTTAACGAGCACGCTGGTGCTTTTCTTGTTTATTGTGATAGGACCAGTCTTCGACACCTCCCAGTATGCATTCGCTGGACTGATGTTAACGTCGATCTCTGCCTCAGTCTCACCTATTTCGCTCCCTTGAGGCGCCAAGGTGACGCTTGTCGGACTCAACGACAGGCTCGTCGCAGCAGGGACGAACTGGTACGTCTGTGTCGCGCTCTTGTGACCATCGACCGTCGTACACGTGACTGTAAATATGTACGTCACATCACCAGTGATTGTGGCAGTCAGACCATCTGTCGTCATACTCATATATGAGGCACCCACGCCACCTAGCGACCACTCTACTCTCTGGTCGATCGCTGTCGCCGGTGATATAGTCGCGGTGACAACTAGGGGCTTGCCCATCTCTACCTTCAGCGCACTGTACGACGGACTCGGAGGCGACAGTGTCACTCCATCAACGTGGATCCGCGGCGGGATGTAACCATCTCGCTCGTCACCCCATGGGACATATAAACCTACGTTAACTATCTTAGCCATCTCAATCCCTCATGTAACCGATTACAACGACGGTGAGGAACAGCGCCGCCATCACCGCCAGAGCCATATTCATCTCACTCCACCCACTCGTCCAGGCGAGTCTGGAGGATCTGGCCATACTCTGCCATCACCTCACTCTGTCTGGCTAGGAGCATCTGCTGCCGATCACTCAATCGCGCATACGCCGGTGTGTACAGGAAGTCGTTCAACCGACTCCGTCTGGCGATGAGCTCCTCCAGCTCCTCTACAACTCTCTGCCTCGCATCACTCATGTGTCTTACCTCCTTGACTCTCACCACACCGTGTATGCTCACCGGTGTTACTATGGTTCTCATGTGTCTCCTCTCCCTCGTGCAACGCGTCGTGCACCATCCTCTCGAAGCAATCAGCGCATATGTAACCGCTCTGTCGGCCTACGTACAAGGAATTCATGCCGGGCAGGTAAGGCTCGTCATACACGAACTTATAGGCACTCATCTCGTTACATATCATGCACCAACCGAGCTTAGCGTACGGGCCGATCAGCGATATGCGTCTCATCTCTGCCATGACCGCCTCCTACAAGGTACCGTGCGGGCCGGAGGCCTCTGCGGGAGCGCTGTTACAAGGATCCTCTTTAGCGTGAGCACGCATCTGAGCCAGCACCTCCAGCTCTTCATCCGATAGCGACTCGTACACGTTAGTGACTAACTGGTCTACCTTGCTCTCATCGATAGGCTTACCGCCGGTGGTATCACGCATGAATACTGCGGCACCGGTATCCCAGCGAGCTTTAACGGCTTGGCATGCGAGGATCATTTCCATCTGGGTTACAAAGGACCGATCCTGCTGTAAGCCCTCGATATCTTTGCCGAGTGTTTCGTATGTGTATTTTTCTATCTCGTATTCGGTTGTGACGTCACCATCTTTGTCGTATCTTACAATTGGGGGTGTAGCGGGACGCGACAAAATAGCCTGGCCTATGGATTTCCATGCTTCTCTGGCGAATTTCTTATCTGCGAAGAGGTTCATTGCCTCTTTCTTTTGGCGTTCGGACATATTGGAATTACCTCCCTATAATATAGTATATACAAGGATGGTCCCGGTTGTTACACGAGAAATTTTCGAGAGGTGAATGCGATTGGGAGGGCGAGAACGAGGGAGGCGAATATGGTTAGAAATGGAGAGAAATTGTTATATACCTATTAAGGCGCCATGGCGTTATTTCTTTTTCGAATATAGTTAAAAAATATTATATTATAAAGGAGGTGATTAAATAATAAAAGATTAAGGATTTAAGAATCAAGGACCCCGCGACCTCCCTCTCGAAAGGTGTCGCCATCAGCCTCACGAGCACCCTCGTTGGACGCGACCTGGAAACGGTTCGAGCACGCCCCGTCGCCGAATGCGAGGCCGGCAAAGATAACGGTGAAATCAAGGTTCCCGTGTCGTGAGGTGAGGAAATTGCCCCCGCGAATGCGGATGGGTGGATGCATCCGGAACAGCCCCCGGCCAGACTGATACATAGGTCTGCGAGCGCGTAGGTACCAGGACGTGAGAAATACGGGTAAACCGCACCATATCCATAACGCGCCAATAAATGGGTACCCTGGAACGACCCGTGACCCCGAGGGGATATATCGGGCCCGTACGCCCTTTGGCAAGGCTAGTCGGGATTAAGCGCTTATCGGTTGGCGAAATCAGGGGTTCGATCCCCCACGGCGCAAGGAGGAGTTCCATTATGGAAACCTACATCACGTATTCGAATGACACCTACACGTTTCACGCCAATGGCGTCGAAACAGTCCTCGTCCCCAACAAGGACGGGTACCTGCGACTGCCCAAGAACGACCTCGGTCGTGAATGGATCAGTTGTAAGCGGTTCGAGAAGACCGATCGCGTCGAGGTCACGGCCCACGTCGATCGTACCCGCAAGGACAAGGTCAGCCCCAGCGACATCGCGGCGTGGATTAAAACCAATCGCCCCGATGCGTACGAGGAAGCCGTAAAGGCCCTCACCGAGGACTCCAAGGCCGCTCGCCTCGATCGTGAGCGTGCCAAATTGGAAAAACAGATCGCGGCCCTTGAAGCCAAACTGAAGAAACTGTAAGGAGGTGAGAAAAATGGAAGCGATCAACTACGGCGTAACAATGGACAACAGTAATGGACGGTACAGCCCCGAGGCCCTTGAGGATCGGGTCTGTATCACAGCTACAACCGACGACGTCGCACACAGGTATTACTTCACAATCCCTGGTCTGTGGACAAACGCAATCACCGATATGCTGATGCTCGTCAAGAAGGCGTACCCTGACGCTGAAATCACCATCGATATCGTTGGATAACCAGGAGGTAACAAGAAATACAATGAAAATCAGAATCGCACAAACCCACTACTTCAACCATCGCGGCGAACGCTGTACCATGTATGTCCAGCAAACGAAAGCCGGCTACTACGCCGTGAGGTGGCACAAATTACCGTTCTTCAACAGACGTGAATTTGTGTATGTCGATCCGAGTACGGGTCACATCGTCCGCGACACGGCTCAGTGGTATTCGCGGATACAGCTCGTAGGTAAGTACGACAGCCTCACCGACGCGGTCCAGGCAGTTACCGATCGGTTCATCCGAATGGAAAAGTACTACAACAACCATACCGAGCAAATCAAGGTATCGCGAATCTACCGGCGAATGAATATCGCAGTTGATTACCTGCGCGCAGCGTACGACGCGATATACGACAGTCGCCTGATACGGTACTGCTACCGCAAAGGTATGGACATCTACGAGGAATGTGCACGTGTCAAGGACGGGCACTTCATCACGGCAGCGTACATCAATGAACACGACCTTGGCAACCTGTTCAACTGGGCGATGGAAACTCGGATAAGACGTTAAAGGAGAACGAACATGAACTACCACGACCTGACAATCACGCTGAATTGTCTGCACCGCTGCGGTATCGACACGCTTGTAGATATCGCGTGGCTCAAGCACAGATGGAAGATCAAAACTAACCTGGAACTGAAGCTCTTCGCTCAGCTCGCAGCATGGAACCGCGCAACAAGATTACAATTATTATTCAATTAAAAGGAGATTACAAATCATGAGAAAGCAAATCAGAAAATCCGACATCTACAACAATTACGTATTCGACCAGACGCCTCAGGTTGAGGGACTTGGGAATCTCTTCACCAAGTATTTCGATGAAGACGATGAATTCTACGTGCAGATCACGTTCACCAATCACATCACCATCGAGCGTACGGCCGATAGGAACCACCTCGGAGACATCGTCAATGAGGTTAATCAGTATTTGAAGGAATTACAAACCAACGGAGGTAAATAATCATGCGTAAACAAATCAGGAAAGGCGACATCTTCCAGGCAGCCGCCATCGGAAGTCACGCAACCATCAAGAACGTCACTCAATGTGATGCTCGATACGACCACGAGACTGGCGAGCTGCGTGTGGGCATCACATTCAGTGACGGCACGACCATCGTCGAGGATTGTAGCGGTATGCACGACCTCGATGATATCGTGAAACGTGCCAACCAGTATCTCAAGGAGGTGATCGTCAAGTAAGCCTCCCCTACAAGGTATCAGTATGGGCCAGCGGCTGGGCGTATGCCTGGTCGCATGGCCCTACCGCGCCTTGAGAGGCTCATTTACTAATCATATTCTTATTCAAATTGTTTATATCGTGAACTAATTTTGAGGCCTCGACCGATACAGCGATATCGTCGTCTCACTTACAATGGATCAGTGAGGCTGCAGCCCTCTACCGAGGCAGAAAACGCTGTAAAATGGTCAAAAAGTGGCCTAAAATGGCCTCACCGAGGCCTAAAAATTAGTTAAAGTTATAAAATAAATGAATAAGAATAAGAAATCTAGGCCTAATATAGGGGCCATTTATATGGGGGGCCTATATATTAAAAAGCGGTTTTTAGTATGCACTCTCCTTATATAAATACCGATTATTATATATTAAAAAAAGTCGCGGTAAAAATGGGCTCAGTAAAGTTTTTGGAAGAAAAAAATATATATCTATATACTATATAATATATAAAATATAATACCCCCCCCCCTATATTTTATAAGGGGGTTAGGCCTAAGATTCTTATTCTTATTCAATTATTTTATATAATAAACTAATTTTCGAGGAGGTAATCTATCATGCCGAGGGCTCCGCCACACCATCCATTGTAGCTCGCCTACACGTGTACACGTGCACATACACCGTGCACATACATTATTATTCACGTGCAGCCACGGGCACAACAGGGTCCACCTTGTAAACCCCGTAAAATTATTACCGTCTCAATCATTTTATTTGAAAAGTAATAATTTTATATATTCCGTATATAATATATTATAGACCAATTAAATTTGAATTCGGTACTACCGATTCAAAAATATTATTCACCATTGTAGGAGGTTAAAAACAATGGAAAACATGGAAGTCAAAGCACATCTGTACAACGAAGACGGCGCCTGGTTTGTAGCCGACATCGTCGATGGCGAGCGCGAGGAGCCGAAAGCCTGCCAGATCAGCAAGGACGGGCTTTGTATAGTCCTCCCCGAGAACGCCGCTAACCGCAAGTATTTCATGCTTGGCAAGGCAGAGAAGGAGCTTGCAGAGGCCGACCACATCGAGCTGACCTACAAGGCCACTCGTCAGATCGGTAGCACCGGTCCTAAGATGCCTAACGCGAAACTCGTGGAGTACCTGAAAGGTTATAAAGGCACGGACGAGGAGCCTGTCGATGGTGACGCGCTGTATGAGGAGTACGTGGCTATTGTAGCACGCGCCACCGAGGCCTACCAGGCCAGTAAGAACCAGCCGAAGAGCGAGAAAGAGAAGCTCGAAGCTAAGCTCGCCGCAGCCAAGGCCAAGTACGAGAAACTCCTGGCTGAAGCAGCTGCCACTGACGCGGAGTAATCCCACCAACACAGACAATTGTTAAAAGGAGATAATTAAGATGAAGAACGTGATCGATTTCATGACCGAGCAGGACTACCAGAGATTCACCGAGATACTCGCCGTGGCTGAGCAGGCCAAGGCCAACCGTCCGAAGCCTGAGCGTAAGCGTGGGCCGATGAGCCTGGAGCAGAAGATCAAGCAGGCCGAGGCGCGCAAGGCCAAGTGGGAGAAGATGCTCGAAGAACTCCTGGCGAGCGAGCAGTAACCGAGACTGCGTGACACAAGGGTGGCCCGTATGGACCATCCTTGTAAACACGCTACGATATAAATATATTTATATAAGGAGACACATATGCGTATCACACTCGACAAGGAGCAGATACTTAACATGGAGGAGCAGGGTGAGATGTTTCACTGTGGCATCGGGCTTAAGCAGCTCCACACTTACTTCGACAAGCGGCTTAACGTGAAGGACATAACCGAGGGAGCAGAGTACCGGTGGTATGAGGTGACGGGATGCCCGTTCATGCTGCCTCACACCCTCGTTGTAGGTGGCACACCGCCTGAGGAGGAGACCGATGCTTAAGCCTAACAGACACCACCCGGGTAGACATAAGACCACTCCCTTGACATCAGAGAAGAGTGGCTGGCCTATGACACCTCACATACGCGAGGAGGAGATTAACCTGTGCCTGCACTGTACGAAGATAACGTGCACCAAGGGCACATGCGAGAAGATTAGAAGGAGAAGAGATGTGCTGATAGAACAAACGCTTGACAGGGAGGACGAAAAATGAGCAACGACAAGATGAAAAAGAAGATTGCTAAAATCTGTGCAAGAAAGTACGACGATTGGGTAGAGGAAGATTACGCGAGGCGTATAGTAAGAATCGACTTTGACAAACTTGCCGACGCCCTCATTGCGGCGGGGATAGGAGATACGGAATACTGGAAAAGTGAAGTAAAAACAGCAAGAGCAGATATTGATGACGCCGTCAAAGAAATAACAAAACGTATATTTACCGAATTACGCGATTGGTTTGTAGAACAATCAGCGTATGCGGTAGATTGCAATCAGCACACGGGCTACTACGATTATGAGATTAAGGCGAGTGATGTTGTTTGCGATATTGTGACAATCGCAGAAAAATACGGCGTAGAATTGGGAGCAAAAGACAATGACTGAAAGAAATAAAATAGCAGATATATTGAATTATAATAGTGACCGAGAAAGAATTTGATGGAGAGAATAAAGGAGGAGACTTATGACTGAACGATATTACAGACCTAAGGAGCGGTCCATTGTAGAACAGTGGCTGAAAGATAATATGAACACGCCGGGAGTGTTTAACTTCAACGGCGCGGTGTGTTATTACAACATCAACGTCGACACATTCATGTGGATACGTAGCCTGTGCCTGCTCGATAAGTTGTGGTTCACACGACAGAAGGAGCACGAGTACATAGGTCACACCAAGGACGGTGACGAGCAGTTATGGTACATACACGACGACCTGATGGAGCTCATAGTAGACGACGAGGAGGATATATTCCCACAAATATTGCCTGATTTGTTTCTGAACGAGGAGCAATCCGATGCGCCGTCCGTTGTAGATGAAACACGCAACGTAAAACACGACATACTCAGATTGCTTGACGATTTACACAAGATTGCAACGACTTGTGTAACGATGTTATTGAAAAAGGAGGACAAATAACATGTTACCTGAAGATGTACGCAACGATGAGACCGTACGTATTTACAAGAGGCTGGGCAACAGTACCGACCCGCTGAATATTGTAGAATTGTGGGAGCGAGACGAGAGCGGCGAGTGGCAGAACAAGACCGCACTAGCACGAGCACGATGGCAGCAGCGTCTGGCAGAGTTAGAGATCGAGAGACTCAGACGTGCTGAGATACGCGCACGCATGAGCAAGCACAAGGAGGAAACAGTATGCGACGAATGAGCCTGTACCTTGGTTATAACATCGTCGATGAACTCCAGCAGTATGGGCATCTCGATGATGTCATAGGTGATATTGTCGACGCAGTTGCAGAGGGCGAGTTGCCGCTGAGCGTGACACATGAGGCTCCGCGAGAGAACGGACGGGTGTACCGTGTGATTGTTGATAACCCGGAGTATGAGTCCTTTGTAGACAGCGTAGGTGCACGTAACAAGCAGTACTCGTTACGCAGACTCATATACTACGTTGTCGATACAGGACTCCTTGAAGAGGTGGTCAGTAAACATGATATCAAGAAGGAGGTGAGCAGATATGAACGAGCCAACGGATACATCATGAATATCGTGAAAGAATGTAGCAAGTTACAACGGCTGCGCATTGACGAGATAAGTGATTTGCTCGGTCAGTTGGTATTGTTAGTTGCTAAAATGCATATCGAGGTGAGAAATGGAGAATCTGCTACACAACATTGAGTGTGAGATAGTGCGTGGTCCTAATGGTCCGGTCAAACCGGCTACAACAATGAACAACGCGTTATCCAACGAGGACGAGATATATTCGTACCTCGTGTACTCGGTGTATGAGCATGACACCCTCGCAGGATGGCATGTAGAGTTTAAGGTGAGTGACCACACAGAGTGGAACACGCTTACACGATACGACGCTATCAAGGCTATTGTAGATAAAATAAATGAGGATGTCAATGCAGAGACAAAGAGGTATGTGTTAACGTATTCGCAACCGCCGTTAGAGATGCTCGTTAAAATACTCGAACCCCTTGTGAATAAGCTTGCTGAGCAGCAGGTGAGACGATGGGGGTTAGAGTTCGAGGATGCTGCACAGATATGTTACCTTGTGATGTGTACCTTGTACAACAAGGGTTACTATATCCACAAACGTCTGTTAGAACGGTCATACAATAACGAGGTGTTGCACATGATACGTAAACAACGAGGTGCTCCACAAATAGTCAGTTTCGAAGATGAGATGCAGAACACAGATGATCTCACATTAGCTGACACACTCGTGGATGAGCACGCAGAGGAGGAGATATACGAGGAGTTTGAGAAGCAAGGAGAACAGGACGAGTATAAAATGCTAAAGGACATACTCGTCGATGACATTGGCATACGCACGTACGACCAGCTGGTAAGAGAGTACAGAACAAACACAACCTCGACGTGGGGTCGCAAACGTGTGAATGATTTGAAGAAAAAGTATAATGGAGGACGTTAAATGAGTTATTCGAACAGCAGCCTGAATTGTTTCATGGACTGCATGAAGAAATGGGAGCACCGCTATGTACTCCATACCGAACCTTGTAAACCGCCGAGTCCGCACCTCACGTTTGGCTCGATGGCACACGAAGTGTTGGAGAAGAACGGCCTGCTCAGAGACGAAGTGAATGACGGTGTGGTGGATAAAGAGAAATTGTATGACATCATACCGAGCGAAGCCTTGTATCCTGAGTTAAAACAAGAGTTTAACATAAGCAGTTGGAATGAGTACTTCATACCTGTATGTCGAGAAGTTGCTCGCATTGAGACATCACTGATAGCTGATTTCGAGAAAGAGTTTGGTGAGAAACCGACGATCGAACGCGAATACAAGTTATCAGTCACACCTGAGCAAATGCGAGATGTAGGAGTATATGTACGAGAGCCATTCGTCGGTGTCGTTGACCTCCTGTTGTATAACGCGCAGGCAGCATACATTGTAGATTATAAGTTTAGTGCATCACGCAAAACACAAGACGACTTTGATATGAATAGTCAGTTTCCGATGTACGCGATGCTCATTAACTTAACAATGGACATACCGGTGCACAACATCAAGTACGGTTACATTGATATACCTAAGGTACAGTTCGATAAACCTACCATGTTGAGTAACGGTACATTATCACGCAACAAAGGTCAGAACTGCAGTGCAGAGTTTTACAAGAAATGTGTGCAAGCTATTCACGGTGACGATGAGAAATATAACTGTGAGCCTGGCGGATATTACCACGATATTTACCAAGAGCTACTCCTTAAACGTCCCGCGTATTTGTCGATGCAATGGGCTGATGAGAGTGCTGTAGCACACATATTTGACGACCTTTGTAATACGGCGCGTATGATAGAGTACGTGAAGATGATTGGCTCACCCATACCGTGTAAATATGATAGCTATTCGTGTAAGAATTGTGAATATCTCAAGGCATGCAAGCCATGGCTGTATCTCGGAGGCGAGTGATGCCGTGGTGGGTGACTGTACTCCTGGTTATAATCATTGTAGCAATACCTGTAAGTATTGTATGGTACGATTACAAATTAGGAGAACGCAAGCATAACGAGAAAGATGACATTGCAGAATTTTTAGATCGTCTTAAAGGAGGTGACGATAAATGAAGAACTTGTTCAATTTTTACTTGGACGATGATGTAAAGGAGCAGGCGACGGCGAAAATAACTCGTCTCAATGGTGAGTTTAGCAAAGGTCAATTAGCTGCTCTGATACGTGTGTTGCTCAAACAGTTTGTGATGACTCCGGATGAGAAAATCAATCCGTTGTTAATACAAGCTGTTGCGGCTGAGTGGGAGTTCAGCGCTAAAAGAAATAAAAGGAGTTCATTATGAGTAAGTATGAAGTAAAGGTAACCGAAGTATTATCTCGAATCATTACCGTAGATGCTGAAGACGAGATCGATGCACAAGCAAAGGTTGACGAGATGTATGGTAACGAACAAATTGTTCTTGATTGGAGTGATGTTGAAGACGTCACAATTGAGGTCGTATGAAAACAGTTTATTGTACACAGGAGTGGTTTGAAAAGCAAGAGTCGTTTGACTTAAATGCAGTGTATTACGACAGTTGGTCGACATCATCGTACATTAAGTACCAGATATTGTACAAACCTGATAATATCACGGTTAGTCAGATACTGCGGTGCTTGGTACATTTTCCGTTCACACAATACAGAGTAAGTAAAAACATTTTGGAGGTATATGTATGAAAACAATTATTCCCTATTTCGACAGCCCGAACCCGATAGCGGGGCATATCGTACAAGCTATGCTTGACTTTGCGTATGGGTATGACATGCAAGACGATGCTGTAGAGTATTTGCAGAATTTCTTCGATGATCTCGGTATCGACTATCGGATTGAGGATGAAGAGATATGAGCGACATGCTACGATGCAAACATTGTGGTAGTACCGAGTATGTTACTCGTAAAAATGGTCCTCATTTATCGGCATATTGTAGTAAGTGTGGGCATTGGATAAAACACATCAAACGACCTGCCAATGTTGTACGCACACTCAAGGAAGTCGATACCCGACCTGAGAATAGTGAAACTATTTTAGACGATGACGTACCGTGGTGACCAATTTTAATATATAATAATAGGCCCAATCACCTGACCATTATATTTATTAAAGAGTCAGTATTTGGCCGTCCTATTATATATTAAAAACCTTCTAGTAGTGAATTAGACCATTATAATATAAGGAGATTAAATATGAACGACAGTATTGACATTAACAACATCGATATGACCCGTTATGGGCACCTTCGTGAAGAAGCTTATGCACACTTCAAACCTTTCATTGATAAAATGCACGATGACAGTCTCGTTGAGTTTACGAAGCATGCGTTTTCCTTGTTGCCTGACTACTGGTTTCTTAAGCCTGCATCGAGTACAGGAAAGTATCATCCTCGCTTTGCTAATGGCGTCGGCGGCTTGGTTAGGCATACCTTGTATGCGGTCAATGTGTTCGATTATCTGTATCGTGCGTTTGCAGAAGACCCGGAGATAAAGTCTTTGTTGCAGCCGTATGATTGCGGTATCGTTGCGGTAATATTCCATGATGCCATCAAGTATGGTATGAATAATGGAATGTATACTACAAAGGACCACGATAGAGTCAGTGCGAATTGGTTACGTGATGTGTGGACCGAGTGGACGAAGGAGAATCCTTGTAATCAGATGTATCTTGACCTCATTTACCACGGAATGATACATCATATGGGCCCTTGGTCGACCGACGGAGCACCTACGACATTGTTCGAGAAGCTTGTGTTTATCGCAGATTACGTTGCGAGTCAGAAAACACACGAAAAGGAGATATTTCAATGAGAACTTTGGCCGAAAGAGTCGACATCTTATTCGAGTTATTCATAAAATTGGAAAACGAGCCATCTTTGTTAGTAAAACGTGCCATCATCGACACGATAATCGACAAAGAGATGCAACATGACTTTGTCACCGCCTTAGAAGTGTTAGATGGAAGGCACAAATTAGGTTACAAATTCCCCGAGTATGAAGGAGTACCGACTGTAGGAAAGGTGCAAGACGACTGGAGCCTTCAGCAACTCACCGAATATTTGCAGGAACCGCGAACAAAAGGCGATTTGTCGGCAGCGAATGTTTACAGATACACAGCAGAGGTGTCTCACCTGGCGTATTTCCTTGCTCCATTGTATAATCGCGAGTGGAGACTTGGTATTGGTCGTTCGTTGTTGGAGAAAGATGCGATGAGCCCTATGCTTGCTAAGAAATATGGTGACAAACCGTTGTGTACAGGCAAATACGCTGTAACCGAGAAGCTTGATGGCAATCGTTGTATAGCTTACCACGACGGAAATGGTTGGCATTTTCAAAGTCGTAGCGGTAAACCGATGAATGTAGAGTTCGACATGTCATTGTTACCCACGGACAAGATATACGATGGAGAGATATTGTCACGAGAACAGGTTGAAATGTCTGAAGAGATAACCCGTTGTGTACAAACAAAATCTGAATCGACATACGTGTTTCCTCAATTATTTTCATCTACGTCAGGCATGATAAATCGTAAAACGAAATACAAAGACCTTGTATACAACATCTTCGATGTGATGGAACCGCATTGGACATATCTCGAAAGGCGAGCGTTTCTTGATGAGTGTTACAACAGCAGCAACGTTCGCATCTTGCCGCTGCTAACATATGTTACTGCAGGGACAAGTGAAAATGAAATGCAGGCTTTGTTAGGTAAAGTAGTGAGCATTGGAGGCGAAGGGTTGATGCTCAATCACGTAAACGCAACATATCAGCATAAGCGGACTGACGCGATACTCAAATACAAGGATGCTCATACCATAGACATGCGCGTTAAGGAGGTACTTGATGGTGAAGGTAAATATTTCGGACAAGTCGGAGCACTCCTTTGTGAGGCAGACACGGACGACGGACGACATGTAGTGTGTAAGGTAGGCACAGGGCTGAGTGATAAGCAGCGTATGTTGTGGTCACTCGATGAGAATCTTATACTCAACAAAATCGTTGAAGTGGAGTACTTTGGTTACAGTCAACCTGGCTTTGCAATAGGTACACATGAATATTCTCTGCGTTTTCCGCGTCTTAAGCGAGTAAGAGAGGATAAAAATGTGACATCCGAATATTGACTTTTTAATATATAATATAAGGCCTTTATATCAAACCAATATATTTTATAAAGGCGAGGTATAAAGGCCTATCATTATATATTAAAAACCTTCACGAACGAAATTATAATAAGAGTAATAATTAAAAATAAATTGGATATAATATTATTACAGACCAATAAATGGAGGACTAAAAAATGGACGAACAAGTTAACACGGTTAAAACGGTACTTAAAGTAACGACCGATTTTGAAGCATCTACGTATACGGTCGAAGCCGACAGTGGATCGAGTGTGAATGAAATGGCGTTCGCGGTGATGGTTGTCATCAGAACATTGTTAAAAAATGGTCTCATCGAAAGGCCTGAAGATTTCATCGACCTTGTAAATAAGTACAGACTTGACCCTCAGTATCAGGAAGTGGAGGCAGTAAATGACGGAGAATGAACTTGAAATTAGCAAAAAGGTGATAATTCCACTGGCACGTCGAATAAAATCGAATAAAGTTACTTCGAAATTAGCCTTTGTCCTTAATTGTAATCTCGATTTAGATCCTTCGAGTCAGTTTCTTAACCTTGGTGATGGCATTCGTACCACAAAATACGATTATTTGTACAATGAGTTGCAGTGGTATTTGTCTGAAGATTGCTGCATCAATGGGCATAAAGGCATCGAGAGCAATAAAATTTGGCAACTCATTAGCACTGCGGATGGTCACATCAACTCGAATTATGGCTACCTTGTATTCAGTAAAGGCAATTACAACCAATATGCGCACGCAGTAAGTCAATTTTACAAGGACAAGTATACGAAACACGCGGTGATGATTTACAACAGACCTGAAATTGTAATCCAATGGAACGATCACATTCACGCAGAGTCTGACTTCATTTGTACTTATGCTACTTCGTTTATGACTAATGAACACGATGAACTTCATATGATGGTGAATATGCGTTCGAATGATTTGACGACGGGTTTCTTCAATGACTTTGGATGGCAGGTGTTCATTTATAAAAAGTTTTTTGCTGAAGTTGTAAAGCGTTGGCCGACTTTGAAGCAAGGAAAGATACATTGGCATACTGATAATATGCATGTATACGCACGTGATTATGAGTTGGTATTGAAATTGTATGAATACTATAGGAGTAAGAAATGATTTATCTTGTATCAATGTATGATTCGTCATACGCAAGACGTGAAATGGAATATACGAGATTATTTCTCAATAGTAAATGTAACAGAGAAGTAGCTCGTTGCATCACAGATCCACTTCAACTTAAACAAGTAAAAGGTGATGACATTGTAGTGCTCGCAGATTGGCACCAACATCCGTCGTATTACAGTGATTCTTCATTTACGAAATGGTCGTGGGATGAAGAGATCGACAAATTAAACAAAAACAATATCGTAGCTTGGGCCGGAGACACACGATTCAAAAACGATTTGCCTGGCATTAAGTATGCGATATCGTATGTACCAACCACGTTTATGAATTTCACTGATGATGAGATACACGCATTCTTCGATCGGTTTTGGGGTACAGGCAAACATCCGCGATTGATTAGCTGGAAGGACTTATTACCGCAACTGCAATATGATTATTGCTTAGCTGAAACACAAGTCGATTGGTTTGTACCGATATGGAATAAGTCTAAAGAATATGACTTAACGTATATCATCAATGGCGCAATGAAATATCGACATTACCAATTCGATTGGCTTGAAAAGATTGACAATAATATGCAGCTCGGAAATTGGCCTAATAGCAAACATGAATTTCTTCGCGAATTTGCAGCAAAACATCCTAACAATGAGTATGTTGCTGAGAAAATGTTCAAGCCTGGACAATTCTTAAATGCTATTGCAAGCGGATATTACACAATCATCGCGAACGATGACAACGTGACGATGCCGAAGCTGTTAGTTGCTCGATTCTGGGAAGCTATTCGTGCTAATGTGATTCCATTGATACATATCGAGAATGATCCCGATAAACAGATTTATTACAATTTTCCGACTTTGAAAAAGTATTGTTACTTTGAAGATGGAGGCCAATTGAAATACATTGTAAAAATTAAGCCTGAATATAGTGCTTGTAAACGAGAGCTTAACGAATTACGCACTAGATATATAGGGAGGTAACATGTTAGTTGTACTCGAAGGACCTGATGGAGTAGGTAAAACTGTATTATCGCAGAAATTGAAAGGTATCGGAAGCGTAATGTATGCGCCGTTGCCTCGTGTAGATTCGTATAATAACCGCGAAGATTGGCAGCGATTCATCGACGTGTTTGGCAAATCAGATAATATATACATTCTCGACAGATGTTTCTTATCGGAGTTTGTATATCGGTTATTCGATAAAAACGACACATATATGACGTTTCACGATGTGGCTAACTGGCTAGATGCATGCGCGGCGGTGGTCATTTGTAGATCTGACACCGCGTATGAAGATGCGATGAACCGTGGTGAAGATAACATCACTGACCGTGCTAAGCATATCAAAATCACCGAGATGTATGAGCATGTGATACATATGATAAAGCGTTTCACAAAGGTACCTGTTATCGATTATTGTTGGAAGACAATGACAGATACTGAGATTAAGAAACTTATCAAGCAAACGATAAACAATCATTGGTTAACTGCGGACTGAGCCATCCGTTGTTATAAAAATATTTAAGGAGGTAAGAATGCAATACGACGATTTTATTACTCATACAATCGACATGTATATGGGTAAGCCAAAATCTGGCAAAACGCTGATTGCTGGTAGTTATCCGAAACCGATGTTGTATATCAGTGTTGGTTCGGACGGCGGTGGACGTGTACTTAAAACTGCATATCCACAAGATGTTGCGAAAGGACTCATTAGAGTTAAGAACTTGCGTAACGACCAACCGTCTGGCGGTAAGATTAAACAAACCAGTATTGAAAAACTCAGTGAAGTACTTGCTGAATTGCGCAAGCCAGACGCGGACAAATTCAAAACGATTGTGATCGACACTGTTGGGGCTCTGCAGGACGATTACAAAGCGTACCTTGAATTTACAAAAGGCGGTCGTACATTGTCTCAGCAGGAGTGGGGCGATGTAGCAAAAATGGTGCTCAACATTAAAGACAATATGAAGCGCTTTAGTGAAGAGCAAGGAGTGACATTCGTGTGGATATGTCACACGAGAGAACAGGAGTTGTATGAAACGAGTGGACTTAACAAGGAAATTCGTATCATACCTGATCTTACAATTAACAGTGGTGTTAAGTACATGAAAGATGCAAGCAACATTTTCTATTGTTGCAGAAAATCTGTGTACGATAACAAAGGTCAGAAAACTGTGAAGTTCTTGACATATGTTGGTCCGCATCCGTTGATGGACACAGGCACCAGAGATATGGCTCTGAAAACTGGTGACTTTGTCGAAGACTTTACGTATGACAAATGGCAGCAGATGATAGCACAAGGCACATTGCAACCGGTCAAAGTAGTGGTTGCCGACGAAATCAAAGAAGAAACAGAATCTCAGGAGGGTTAAACAATTATGGTTGAAAAGTTTACGGATTATGAAGGTACTCAGTATATTTCTGAGGAAGGCACGTTTGTATTCACAGTTGAGAATGCCGAACTTATGGATAGCAAAAATGGCACGCTGATGTGGAAGTTTGATGTAAAAGCTCCCGAAGGATCGAGTACGATTTATCACAGTCTGAACCCGAAAGCTCGTTGGTCGTTCAACAATCTCATCAAGGCTTGTATGCATCTCGATACGGCGGAAAAACGTGAACAGTTCACTCTTGATTACGAAACGATCGGACGTGATCTTATTGGTACGACGTTTCTTGGAACAGTTGAAAAACAGGTGTATACAAAAGAGGTCAAAATTCCTCAGGATGATGGCACTTTCAAAGATGGTTTTGAAGAAAAAGAATCTTATAAAATTGTGAAATATGATATGAATAAATAATCTTTTATACAATAAGACTGTTGGTGTATCGCCGCAGTCTTTATTGTGGCCGCTTGGTGTAATGGCAACACGTTAGACTTTGACTCTAAGGTTACTGGTTCGAATCCAGTAGCGGCTGCCACAAATTTATTGGAGGTGACAATATGGCAAAAACGGAACGAGAATCAAAGACTCAGAAGAAATGCATCGACACTGTACGCAAGTATGGAGGGTATGTTTACAAAAACGCTCAATCGATGTATACTGAAGTCGGACGACCTGACTTAACGGCATGTGTGCCTGTCAAAATTAAACATCTCGTCGAAATGTTCGGTGAAGATGCGACGGTCGGATTGTTTATCGGTTTAGAAATTAAACGTGAAGGTCATCTCGGCGGAGTATCGCAGGCACAGGAAATTGTAGGTAACCAAATTAAAAAGGCTGGTGGCAGATGGTTCGCTGTTGATGACCCTTACTTTGTAGAAGCACTAATGAGTAAGTTTACGGAGAAAGAATATGTTGACCTTCTCTGAATATAAGCGAAAAGCTCATCAGTATCAGCTTGATGGTGAAATACTTCTGTTAGAACGTAAACATGCGTTTCTGTTTTACGAACCTGGCAAAGGTAAGACATATCCCGCAGTATCTGCATTACAGCAGGTGCCAAACGATAAGACGTTGATACTGTCAACATCCGATAGTATACGTAATATGTGGGAGATTGATATTGTACCGCAAAACATATTGCCTAAGAACACTGTGTTGATGTCGTTCACACAAGCTATACAAGAACATACTAAGAAACAGTTACTACTTGTTAAATGGGATGTAATTATTATCGATGAATGTCACAAGGTGAAATCTCATAACTCACAAATAAGTAAGTTAGTGTATCAGTTAACGAAGAGATGTCCGTACGTATGGGGTTTGACTGGTACTCCTCGTGGTAACAACGACCTTGATTTGTATTGTCAGATGCATAACTTAAACGTTGGCGAATGGGGTCAAGTCAATTATAGCATGTTTGTAAATACGTGTTGTGATATTGAAAAGAGTTGGGGTCGTTCTGGTGGATATACTCGTGTGCTGGGCATCAATCAAAAATACAAGGCTGGATTTGAACGTAATGTAGCAATGTATTCACAACGAGTTCATTATGAAGATGATGAAATGCCGCCTCTTCGCATTGAAGAAGTATTACTTGATTATGAACGTACTGAGCAATACAAGAATGCTGAAGAAGGTATCTTTATTGTCGATGATAACGCAAACACGCTTGCTAAGTTAGCCGCTATAAGTAAGATGCATCAAGCTGCGAACGGCTTTTTGTATTATGAAGAAAGCGGAATGAAAAAGACACTTCGGTTTCAGCATAATAAGAAACTTGATTGGCTTAAACTAAATGTCGATGAGATGGAACCGACAGTGATTGTATATAGACATACTGCAGATTACGAAGATTTAATCACGTCGTTTCCGAATTATACAGAATCGATAAGTGAGTTTAAGACTGGCAAATCGAACTTATTGTTATTACAATGTTCGCGATGTGAGTCATTCAATTTGCAAAATTGTTCGAAAATGTATTTTTACACGATGGATTACTCGTTTATCAAGTTCAAACAAATGCTTCATCGCGTGTGGAGACAAGGCCAGGAAAAACAAACTGATATTAAGATATTGTTGTTTAATAATACAATTGAAACAACAATATGGAATGCAGTTAATACAAAGAAAAAGTTAGCAGATCTATTTATGATGGCAAAAGGGAGATAGTATGAACGAACAACTTGCTCGGCTTGAGCGTATTTATCCGAATGGTAAGTATGTGCTTATTGCAAAATACAATCCTGAAATGTGGGAGAATGTGCCTTACGACAGTCACAAAGACTTCAAGGCTCCTCTTAACAGGTGGAAGTCGAAACCGCTGTCGTATGACGAAGCACAAGAGGCAGTCGACAAAGGACATCGCGTTGGATGGATAGTACCTGAAGGATATGTTGTGATTGACATCGACAACGTCGAAGATCCTCAGTCACAAGAATACATTGAAAAATTACTGATTAAGTTTGAAGTAAAGTATAATTACAACTACAGCAGTCGAGGCATTCATATTCTATTACGCGATCCGTCGAGGTCGATTAAGAGTAACGCGAAGCTGAAATGCTCATTAAACATTGTCATCGATACTCGTGCTAATGAAACAGGCTATATTGTACTTCCTTGTAATGATCCTCACCGTGAGTGGGGAAAATGGTCTGACGTTGTTGAGGATATACCTTATTTTCTGAAGCCGATACTCAACGATAAAACCGAATCGTTTATCGGTATGGGTGATGGCGACGGGCGAAACAATGCTTTGTTTAAGTGGAGAACAAAGCTTGAACAATCTCATAAACTTACAAAGGAAGAAATTGAAAAGAGTATTCGTATTATAAATGAAAACTTATTTGCGGTTCCGATGCCGAATAATGAGTTATTCAAAACAGTTCTTCGTGAAAAGGAAGTCAAGGAGGACGTTACAGAAAAGGAAAACATTTACAATAGCATTGCTGAAGATATAATTGGACGATTCGATATTATATCTCGTAGTGATAACTTTTATAAGTTCAACGGGATATATTACCAATCGCTGCAGGACATTGATATCGAACGAATCATCCATTTTGATGTAAGTAAAAATATTCCTCTCGCGGGTAGACGTGAAATACTCGCATTTTTGCGCGTTAAAACACAGATACCACCGGGTGAGTTTGACAAGGACTGGTACAAAATCGCAGTAAGTAATGGCATACTCAATCTTGTAACTGGCGAACTGTGTGAGCCTAATAAGAGTGAATACAATACAATCTATATCCCTCACGCATACAACACTGATCCTGATTTGTATTCACCTCGTGTTGATCAGTTCATGAAAGAAGTAAGTGGCGGTGATCCAATTAAGATGTTCTTCTTGTATCAGGTCGCAGGCTATTGTTTATTGAAAAAGAACTTGTTCGAGAAATTCTTTATCTTCAAAGGTGAAGGTGGTACAGGTAAATCAACATTTATGAACCTTGTGCATATGATGGTCGGTGGTGACGCTAACTGTTCTCATATTGGCTTAGCTGATTTCGATAAAGACTATTACTTAGCAAGCACGATGTCTAAGCTTGTTAATATCGACGATGATGTTGTCGATGGTAAAACTCTTGAAAACACAGGTCGTTTCAAATCATTGATCTCAGGTAATATTATCTCTGTTCGTCAGATTTACAAAGAGGTTGTGGACTTTGTACCTTATGTAACGTGTATCTTTTCGTGTAACAAATTACCGAGAATTATGGACAGAACATCAGGTTTGTATCGACGGATGGTATTAGTCGAATTAAACAATAAGGTTGAAAAACCTGACCCATTATTTATGACGAAGATGACGGAAGTTGATATCGAATACTTTTTATACAAAGCTGTGCAAGGTATTAAAGTAGCGTTGGAAGAAAATGGTTTCAGAATCAACCAGTCAGAGCAAGATTTATTGCAAATGTTTAAGCGGCGTCAGAGTCCATTGAACGAATGGTTGTATGAAATGATGATAACCCTTGGAGATATTGTTAATCGTCGACCGATTACCTTGTATAACCAATTCGTCACGTGGTGCGGAGAAAATGGTTATACAAAGTTGCCGACGAACTTCACATTCAAAGAAGATATTTGTCAATTGTACGATGTTGAACTTGATATGCGTGATGAAGAAGGTAAGTTGAAACAAGTGTTTGTTAAACGCGGAGAATATGATACAAATTGGAGGCCGTTCTAAATGAAATACAGATTTTTCGACTTTGAAGTTTTGCCTAATTGGTGGTTATGCGTGTTCGGTGATAGTGACGGATTTGGTGATACTATTACTGAAGATAGGAAAAAGGACTTTGTTGTAATCAATAGCGATATGCCAGATGCACGTGATAAGTTATTGAAAATGTTACGTGAGCCTGGGTATGTGATGTGCGGTTACAACATCAAGCATTACGACTTAATTATCGCAAACGGAGTATATCAAAGTTATTCTCCTCGTGAATTAAAAATACTCAGTGATATCATTATCAATCCAAGCCTAGCATATAGCACAAAGGATCATTTGAGAATAGCGCCATTAGCTAAACGCAAGATAAGTGGCATTATGTATCAAGATATGATGGACGACAACCTCGGCTCATTGAAAGAAAAGGAAACAATTCTTGGTCTTGATATTGAAGAATCGACGGTGCCATTCGACAAAGAAGATTTAACAGACGAAGATAAAGCTGATCTCACTTATTATTGCAAACACGATGTATTTGCGGCAATGTATTATTTCATATATCATTACGCAACGTATATCAGTGGTAAGCTTTCAATGGGTGAGCATTTCAACATCGATGAACGGACATGTTATTCTTCAACAAATGCGGTGTTAGTTGCTAAAGCATTGAATGCAAAACATTGTTCATACGACGATGAAAATAAAATTCATATCGAATTACCTCAAAAGATTAAACGCTATTGTATGGACAACTTACCTGCTCAAGTACTTGATCACGTTACCAATAACACTAGTTCGTTAAAGACGAAGCTGTTTAACAACACTGTTGATTTTAGTAACGGTGGACTCCATAGTGTATTAAGCAAATCGTTATATGTTGAAAGTAATGATGAGTGGGTATTAGTTAACGCTGATGCTTCTTCGTATTATCCTTCGATGATGATACAATTCGGTCTTCTCAGTCGAGCAATACCTAAGCCTGAGCAATTCAAATCGGTATTGGAAGAACGTATTTCGTTGAAGCCAATTGAGAATAAAACACCTGAACAGGAACGAATAATTTATGCCGACAAACTCGTGTTGAATACAACATTCGGTGCGAGTGGTAATAAGTATTTAGCATTATACGATCCGTATCATTGCACTAAGTGCTGTCGTGTTGGTCAATTGTTTCTCAGTGCATTAGCTAACAAAATCTTTCATCGTATACCTGCGGTGAACATAATACAAACAAACACTGATGGTATTCTACTTTACATTCGACGTAAGTATTTGCCCGAATTGCAGAAACTTCTTGACGAATGGAGTACTGTATCGGGCCTCATCGCTGAACTTGAATATGTTGATAAGATCTGGCAGAAAGACGTTAACAATTACATTATGATTGAACCTACAAAGAAAGGTCCAAAAATTAAGAACAGAGGTTCGTGGTTAGTTAACTCAAACCGACGTGATATGATGCAATATGTGAGACCGTTGTCGGCATATGTGTCTGCAAACGCTGCGATTGAATGGTTACTCAACAAAAAGGATATCGTTAAGCATATCATTTCGTGTAAAGACTTAGCACAGTTTGTTGTTATGTGTACGAAAGGTCCGACTTTCAGGAGTGTCATACAACGATACGCTAATGGGACTGAGGTTGAGTTGTTTAGGTGCAACAGAGTTATAGCTAGTAAGGACAGCTCGCTCGGTAAGTTGTATAAAATTAAAATGGTGAACGGGCAGTCGAGTTATTATCAGATGCCTAATGTTCCTGAGTATTGCAAAACAGTTAACAAATCGTTTGATACTTACGACTTCAACGAGTTAAGGAAAGAGATTGATTATGTGTATTACATCGAACGCGCAGTTGATCTCGTTAACCTAGATTGGAGCATACTTGAAGGGACCTCAATCCATAAGACTGACCAATTCGATTATTCAGTTTAACTCGTGCCAATTTTTAATATATAATAGAGACCCGAAAGCATGGTCCCTAATATATTTAATTGGCCATAAAATATTATATATTAAAAAGGAGGACGTTAGGTGATTATTATAAATGACACATTCGTACCATACGAATTTAGCAAGAAGGAAGACTGTCTCAAGTATATCATTGACAGATGCCATGGTATTAAGAAATCGTTACGGTTCGTAGAAATGGATATAGAGCACCTCTGTGTGAGATGCCCTATATCCTGTGATTATCTTGATATTTGTGGTACTGAAGATGAGTTAAACTGGGTGCATGCTCAATTGTCGATCAGACAATGGTACAGGTCTACATAAAACCTTTTTTATCAGTCGTTTCCTTGTACAGGTTCTTAATACCGTACTTCTTGAGTTCATCATACTCTGACGAACTAGCATAATATTTACCACCATTCGAT